CAAAAAGTATTACTTAATTCAATCTATGGTGTATTGGGTCTACCGATCTTTAGATTTTATGACAAGGATAACGCGAGTGCTGTTACCATAACTGGTCAAGATATTATCAAATCTACTGGTAAAGCTATCAATGAGTGTTTCAAACGTTCATTGAATGAGAAAGATGGAGATTGGGTTATCTATACAGATACAGATAGTTGTTTTGCTAGTGCATTACCTATCATCAAAAAGAATATGCCTGACATTGATCTAAATGATGAAAAGGCAATGACTGAGGCTATTCTAAAAGTAACTGGTGATGTACAATCATTTGTTAATAAGTTCTATGATGTAATGGCAAAACGATACTTCAATATTGAGAAACATCGTTTTGATGCAAAACAAGAAGTTATTGCAAAGACCAGTTTCTGGTTGGCTAAGAAGAGATATGCTCAGTTTATCATCAACAAAGCTGGTATTGAGTGTGATGAAATGGAAGTAAAGGGTATTGACGTAGTTCGTACTTCATTCCCGATTCGTTTTCGTAAGTTTATGCAAAAATTCTTGGATGATATGTTGCGTAAACTTCCAAAAGAACAGATTGATGCTAGTATTCTTGAATTCAAAGATAATATGTCGAATTATCCAGTTATTGAGATTGCTAAGAATACCAGTGTAAAGTTTAAGAGTCAAAATGGCGATAATGATTACAATCCAAAGACAAGACATCCATTTCAGTTTATGGATGGCACTCCAGCACAAGCTAAGGCTGCTTTGGCTTATAATGATTTGTTGAAGACTTGGAAGTTGGACAAAGAAGTACCAGAGATCTTCCACGGTCAAAAGATCAAGTGGGTATATCTAAAACAAAATCAATATGGTATTGACGGTATTGCTATGAAAGCAGATGGTACTGATCCAGATCGTATTATGGAGTTTATTGAACAGTATGTAGATAGAAATGCTATGTATGAACAAGAACTCAAAGGTAAATTATTGGACTTCTACAATGTGTTAAATTGGGATTATCCTAATGAGACAGATGTTAAATTGGGAGAATTCTTTAGTTTTTAAAAGTTATGAAAAAATATAGTGAGTTATTGACTATACCTGAAGAAGGATGTAGTTTGGAGTTTAAAACAAGTCTTAATACTGTAATTGCAAATAAGTACGAACGTGTTGTTATTGGACAACGGGGTCCATATATTGAATTTACAACCAATCAAATACTATGCGACAAATTGTTTATTCCCAAAAATCAATTATATAGATTAAGCGATCCAAAAGTATATTATATTGAGTTTAGAACAAACGATGATAGTAACGTAAAAGTATATTACCAAATGCGTACAGTAGCATATGCAGATTATAAAATAGGATCATTTTATATTTCGCCATCTGAATTATTCGTAAATAATATAAGATGTCTGTCTGAAAGAAATCAGTCCAATGAAAACGTGGGGTTATTTTTCGAATTCAACAATTGACAAACAAGCTGGTATCGGTTAACATTATAGCGTATGAAGAAACAAGTATTAAATACATTTATTGACAAATATTCACTCAACGGTACCATTGAAAGTGTAAAGTGGGTCGTTGACAACAAAAACAAGCAGATCAAAACATCATCTATCAGTGATGACAAAAACGTGGTAAGTTATGTGTCTATCAAAGACGACGCTGGTTTGTCTGAAGCTGAGATTGGTATCAATGATACTGCAAAACTCAAGAAGTTGCTTGGTGTACTTACAGATGATGTAAACATTACGTTTAACAAACGAGATGAAAAGATTGTATCACTATCACTAAACAGTGAAAGTACTGATGTACAGTATGTTACTGCGGATCTTAGTGTTATTCCAAAGGTACCTGATCTTAAGAAGTTGCCTCCATTTAACTTGGAAATTCCTCTTACAAAAGAGTTTGTAACAACATTTGTAAAAGCAAAGAGTGCTTTGAGCGATGTTGATACTATGACTTTTACAAAAGACAAGAAGGATAAAATCAAGCTAACTATTGGATACAGCAGTGTTAATAGTAATCGTATTAATATTGATGTTAAACCAGTTGACGGAAAAGATAGTCTTGGTAAGACTATTCACTTTAGTGCTAAGTATCTAAAAGAAATTCTCACTAGTAACGGTGATTGTGAAAATGCTGTACTAAAGATCAGTGATGCTGGTATTGCGCACGTTGAGTTTAACAACGAGTTGTTTAACAGTTCTTATTATCTAATTGACATCAAGAGCGTAGATTAATATCTATTATGAGTTTTTTTGAAGAAGAGAAGTCTGTTAATACAGAACAACATAGTCTTTGGGCTGAAAAGTATCGTCCCAACGTACTAGACAATTATATTTGCAATGAACAACTTAAAAGTATTCTTAAAGATTTTATTTCCAAAAAAGATATTCCACATTTGTTGTTTTATGGTAATGCTGGTACTGGCAAGACTACGGTTGCAAAGATTTTAACAAACAACATTCCTTGTGATGTGATGTATGTTAATGCATCTGATAACACTGGTGTAGATTTCGTTCGTGACAAGATTAGACCATTTGCATCTGCTATGGGTTTTAATGATCTTAAGATTGTTATTTTGGATGAATCAGATTATATGTCTACCAATTCACAAGCGTCACTTCGCAATTTGATGGAGACGTATAGTAAGACAACTCGGTTTATTTTAACTTGTAATTATGTGGAAAAGATTATTTCTCCATTGATTAGCCGTTGTCAAGTGTTTCAGATCGAACCTCCTGCTAAAAAGGATGTAGCTTTGTATACTAAGAACATTTTGGATAAAGAATCTATTAAGTATGAACTTGCTGATTTGAAGACTTCTGTTGATAGTTTTTATCCGGACATTCGTAAGATTGTGAATTTTATTCAACAGAGTTCTACAAATGGAACTTTGAAGTTGATCAAAAATCAAAGTGCAAACTTTGAACTTAAGACCAAGTTAATTGAATTACTAAAGAATAGTAAGACAAACACTAAGTCTTTTAATGAAATCCGACAGTTAATTGCGGATGCTGGTACAAAATCTTTTGATGAACTTTACACAGAACTATATTCCAAAGTCAATGAATATGCGGTTGGTAAAGAAACATTAATTATTATAGAAATCGCAGAATATGTATATCAAAGTAGTATGGTTGTAGACAAAGAAATTACGTTTATGGCTTGTATTGCTAAAATTATAAAATCGTTAAATAAATAGTTAATATGTTTAATTTCAACAACTGGGATAACCTAAATAATGTCACTTTAGATAAATTGGCGGGATTGATTGTAACAGACAAATCAGTCAATAATGTATCACCAGATGAGTTTATATATAATTATATATCTAATGATCAACATCTAATACTAGATTTTGGATGTGGTATTGGAAGAAACATCTTTGCAATTGCTAATAATTACCCAAACGTCAATATAATTGGTTATGATAATAGTTCAATGATATCACGTGCAGAAGAATACTCTGTATTGCGATATAATAAAAAAGTAAAAGACTACAATAATCTAAAATTGATTTCGGATTGGAATCAATTAAAATGTTTAAAATTTGATTTTATATTTGCTACGTTGGTTTTTCAACATATCAACGAATTAGATTTATCATTGTATCTTAAAGATATAAAAGGTATGACCGAGAAATTGATCGTATCCGGTCGCAGATTTAATGACGAAGTAGAGAACGGCATACACAAAAACACGTGGGAAATTTTGCAAAAAAATGGTTATACTCCATTAAACAATAAAAGAATAGACGGTGTAAATTTTGATGTATTTGGTGATGATAATGAACATTTTTCTTGTTTGTTTTCATTAATCAACGATGATGTAGAAATAAATGAAGAAGATAATATTCTTTTAGGTAGAGGATGGCATAATATAGAAGGAGCAGATAATAATGCGTGGAGATGGTCATCAGATACATCGTTTATAAAAATAAAAAATTCCGAATATAATTTTCTATCATTCGAATCATGTAATTCGCCATGCGATGTTACATTAAAATGTTATATCAAAAACAAACAAGATAGTGATTTTAAACTTTACACAACTTTAACAGCTAAAAAAGACTCAAAATTATCTGCTAAAATTAGTTTGGATAATGTATCTGAAATAAAGTTTGAATCTTCTGTTTTTATCCCAAGCGAAATAGATAAGAAAAGTGTTGGTCAAATAAATGAAGATAATAGAAAATTGGGTGTTAGATTGACAGGATTTACATTGTGGAAAAATAATGATCCTAGATTTATTAAAATGTCAGATGTAGCTTATTATAAAGACGATCTTTCTTATAAAAAATTATGTTATGTCGAGACTAATACAGATAAATTTTTTTCATTTCCCCGTACAAAAAGTTCATCTAATTTAGATAACTATACAGTTTTATTAACGTGTCACGGAGACAGACTTTTGTTTGGTAAAAGATCATATCAATCAATTGTTGATGCTGGAATAAATAATATTGTTATTGTTATATCAGGATCCAATAAAGAATATATAAATTGGGCTAAACAACTTTCTCAAAAGCACAAAGTTGTTGTTATTGAAAATGAAAAAAATAACAATTTGTGTTGGATAGAAGGTTTAAAGAACGTTGTTACCAATTGGGTTACTATTTTACACGACGACGATATAGTATTACCTGAGATAAAAAATGCAGTAAATCTGTTGAATGAAAATTGTGATTTTGGAGTTTGGACTGGATCAGTTGAAAATTTTATTACAAATAAAGTGGAGTTAGAAACTACATTAGATGTGGAGTTAAAAACAGGTCTATATAAAGTAGACGTTATAAAAGATTTTATTCTTCGTCAGGGATATTCTCTTTCTCCTATTCACGGAGTATTTCCTACAGATAAATTGCTTTTGTGTTTGAATGAATGGGAACGTTTGCATGGAAATGACAGAGAGTTTTATGAAAGACCTACATTCGTCGTTGGTAACGATTTATATATTTGGTCTACGTTTACAAATAATTCCAATGGTTTATTTTTATTCTATAAAGAAAAATGTGTAAAATGCATAAGTCATAATACTAGTGCCACTCAAATTGATATTGCAAGAAGAAAATCTACGGAAAATTCCAGTGATTTTTTAAAAATGTATAATAAGGTAAAGACTCTTCATATAAATAATAATTTAAAAGTGGGTATTATTTTTTATGTACACAGTATAAACGATGGTATAAAAAAATGTATAGAAAACATCAATAGTTATAAATTATCTAAACACGATATACCATTTGTTGTGTATTCGGATGAACAGTTAAATGGGCTTAACTATGTTAAATTTAATAAAATGGAAGAAATGCATGCAGGTTTGTATCGAAAATGTGATAAATATGCATTTTGGGCATTTGTAGAAGGTATAAAGATTGCAAAGGAAAAAAATTGGGATTATTTTTTTTGTTACGAATGGGATTGTTTGATATCCAAAGACTATTGGTTTGATACATTGTGGCAAGAACATTTATCGTGGCCATACGAGCCAATTATTACAGGCACTCCTGCAATTAGAATGCCTAAGTTAGCAATTGGAAACTTTTTTCAATCGTCTCAAGATTATATATATAATTATTCCAAAGAATGTAATGTGTCAATTAATATTGATCACGCTGCTCCTATATCCATTTACACAAACGGCGCTTTAACATTTTACAATACTCAAAAAATGTGTGAGTTCTTTAATAAAGAATTATATGGTACAATTTTAAATAAAAGTGAACACGTTGATGATGTTGGACCTTGGGACTTTGGTCTTGGTATAAGAATATATGATAAATTAAAAGATGACTCTTTTAAAAAAGTAGGATGGTTGCCTTCTTCTTATTCAGGATGTGGAGATTTTTGTTATAATGAAAAACAAAGATTGAATATGTTAGAAACCAACTTAAAAGTTATTATGCATCAATACAAGTATGTATAATTTTTATATATATGATTCCTTAAAAGGTTCGTTTTTGTTATGAGGTATATTTGAATATTTAATTGCGTCAATTAAATTTTCTTCATTAATCGATTTATCTGTCATATGTTGTAGTATAGAATGTACTTCGTCATAGGTATTATTTTTTAGATGTTCGTATATGACAATTTTACAATTTGGTATATAATTAAAAACCCATTTGTTTAAAAAATGATTATAAAAATATTTTTTTTCTTCTATCCAATTTATATATTTTCCATAATCACTAAAGTTTTTGTATGGTGATTTGACTGTATTATTTTCATTTGTATAGTTTTTATCTATAGACAATACTTCTAAATTGAAGAAAGAATTTAAACAATCTTCTCTATTTCTTATTTGTACCAAATACTTTCTGTCAGCTTTTATTTGCGTATTTAAATTAAAATCGTGATTTTTTTGTAAATTTGTATTTTCATTCACATCGATCATTAAATCGGGGTTATTGTACATTTCACAATAATTGAGATCTTTTTTAAAATAATACTTTAATATTCGGCTTAACCAAGTGTGACCACATCTAGGAAACGTAATGCATTCTGTAACGTATATTTCATTTACCATTCTGATCATAACACTTATATATATAATTTATAACTATAAAAGTTAGTTGATTATATTTATAAGTATATGTCTAAATTACGAGAATTAGGAGATACCGGCGACAGAATGATGCAAGGTCTTCCATATAACCAAGGAGGATCAGTATCAGGTGCTTCTGATTTATCCGCTTTTACAAGTCCTGATGTATCTCAAGATCCCAACCACTTTGGCACTTTAATAGACAAAAGCAAAATTACAGCTGGATCAAAAGATTCAATGGAAAAAATAGCTCCATTTGGACCTTATACTGGTCAACCACCAGAAGATTTTGTTAAAGATGTCAGTCAAATCAAATACAAAGTCACCCCAGATGAAATTATCACTGGTATTGATTATGAAATGAAAAAACTGGTGTTAAAAGATAAACAGGTAGCTAAACAAAATGTTGTTGCAAACCTTAAAAAAGACCCAAAGTATTACAGTAAATTGCATATGTTGGATATAACCGATGAACCTGAACAACCAGATTATCGTACTCCACAAGAAAAAGCTATATCTGAAATAATGAAGGATTTACACGAAAAGAAAAAACAACGTAGGAACTGGAGTTGATTATGGCTAATTTTGCTAAAGATAAACCACTGTATCGTAAGCCTGAACCTTTGCATAAAGGATGGCATTATATTGGCGATGGTAAATTCCACGATCCAAGTTTGGGAAGTGATGTAATGAGAGGTCGCAGATGGATGATAGATCCAGGTGCTGGAAGTGGTAAAAGTTTTCAAAAGTTTCAACAAGGAATGAAAAATGATTAATAATTTATCAAAGTTACCAGGCGGAGTTGGAGATAATACTCAAACCAGCCAAGTTGATGCAAATCAATTAAGCTTAGGCGTTCAAATAGAAATGGAACACACCAATGATCCTGATATTGCTAAGGAAATAGCAATGGATCATCTTAAAGAAGATCCAAAATATTATACTAAGTTGGTGTCAGCTGGTCTTGCAAGTGAATTTCAAGCATCACACAATTCTGGATTTGGCGACCCAAATCAAAGTTTTAATGATCCATCAAGAATTGGAAATGGCGGTTTAAAACAAGGAAATATGCACGGAAAAGCTGGTGGCACTCCAATTGGTCAAGTAGATGGTAGAAATAGTGATCCAATTGTAAATAAAACAATTGACATTGAATTAGAAGAACAAGTGTTTAGTAGTTTGGAAGAAGCTATATTGGATGAAAAGAAAAGAAGAAAAAAAGGCGGTAAAAAGAGAAAGCCAAAACCAACAAATCCCGCTTTGTGGGCTAGAGCTAAGGCCGCTGCAAGATCCAAGTTTGATGTTTATCCAAGTGCTTATGCTAATGGATGGGCAGCTAGATGGTATAAATCCAAAGGCGGCGGTTGGAGAATGAGTGAAGCTTATCCAGCTAGAGCTATGGAAAGTCCATTTCCATCACAAGTTTCTTCAGATGGTCAAGGCACATTTGGAAGTGGATATGATTTTGTAGGATATGCAGAAAACAAACAAACAACTATGAATAAACAAGAATTAAAAGAAGCTATCAAACGAATGATTCGTGAGATTGAACAAGACGATGTAAGTGTAGATGCAGAAAAAGAAAATGTAACTATCACTCTTGATCGTGAACTTGCTCAAAAACTACACGATTTGTTGATGACTCAACTACAACCTGAACAACCAGAAGGAGACGAAGCTCAAGATCAAGTTCCAACTATGGATCAAGATCAATTACCTCCTCAAGGATCTGCTGGTGGTGAAGCTGAAGCTGGTGAAGAACAAGATACTGTGGGTGAAATTACATTTGAACAATCCAAAGAAATTGATGAAACCAAGAAAAAGTGGATTCAAAAAGCAATTCACCCAGGCAAAAAAGGTGCTTTGAAGAAAGCTCTTAACGTACCAGCAGGCGAAAAGATTCCAGCCGGTAAATTAGCAGCAGCTGCTAAGAAGGGTGGAAAAATGGGTCAACGTGCTAGATTGGCAATGACACTTCGTAAATTAAAGGAAAGTTTATAATAACGGTTTGAAATCATATCCTATACAAATAAGTAAAGTGGAATATATGGTGGGGGGTCCAGGTGATATAATGGACACCCCACCTTCTGCTAGAGGTTTTACGTTAAGTGCTCTTGAACGTGGCACTGGACAATATGCGCCTATATTTACAGGAACCGAAGAAAATGGATATGGCTTCATAATCTATAATGACGGTGATAAAAAATTAATATTAAAAGGTCGCATTGGATCTGACCACAAAGAAACAATTTATGCTGGTAGTAAAGAATTACAAAACATACGTAAAGATAAATATCGAGGGCAAGATGATATGGAGTTTTTACGAAGAACTTGTTTGAGTGGTAGATCTTGGTTGGTTACTTTACAAAACAAAAATTATTACTTTGTAGCTATTTGGAACACCTCTATAACACAAAATCAATATAACACTTTAAAAGAGTATTTGGTTGAGTTTCCGGTAAATTCTACATACATTCAAATGGGAATGGCTGGATCAGATCCATCAAGTAAATTTCAATTAGTAAGTAGTTTTGTTCCAAAAATTGCTTCTGAAAAACCCAAATTAACTAAAAAAGAAAAAGACTTCGTACAAACCGCACATATGAAAACAGCTGAATTACCAGTTAGTTATGCAAAAGCTTTAAAGAAATTACAATCTATGACCGAATCAAACGATACAGCAATGTCTAATTATAACGCTTATCAATCTTATAAGAACTACGCTCTGAAATTGATTGGTAAATTAGAAAAAATAAAACAACTTGGCAAATCAAATGTTTCTGCGAGCGACATCGTAACCAAGAGTGCTTTGGACTCGGTATTAATTGGTTTAGGCAAACAATTTCCAGAACTGACAACAAAATTAAATGGTTTAAGTAAATACACATTTAATAGTTCAGATTTGATTAAATTACATCAAAAAGGAAAAATAGATGTAAAGAATTGGACGGATGCATCATTGAAAGAATTGACTAAAAAACAGTGGATGAATTCTATGTCAACAGGAGTTGGAGATCCAGATCACCCTATTAATAACGATGTTAAACATCACGTTGGTAAATTAAAAGCAGAAAATGCCGAAATGGCACAAAGTGATATAACAAAGATAATTGATTATAGTGAAAAACTACAGTCAATGTTTAGTGTAGATGATAATTTGGAAGACTGGGTAAAGGCTAAGTTGAATCACGCGTGTGATTATGTAGCTACAGTAAGAGATTACTTGAAGTTTTATCGTGATGAAAAAGAAGCTGGTACGCCAGAAGATCAAATAGATGAAAAGTGGAGTAATACATACAAGAAGAGCATTAATTGTAGTAACCCAAAAGGATTTAGTCAAAAAGCTCATTGTAAAGCTAGAAGATTAAGACAAGCTGGTAAACATACCAAAAGTAAGCCCGTAAGAGAAATCTATGAAGCTGTTGTTCGTCATATGATCAAAGAATTCAATAGTAGTATGGCTATGGGAGCTTTGAAACAACTCAACAGTGATGCAAAGGAGTTGGAAACAATGTTGCAACCAAATACTCAATTGGAAGATTGGGTAAAAGCTAAGTTGAACTTAGCAGGTGAATATTTGGACGATGTATATCATCATCTAGACCATTTTGGCGCAGAAGGTAGAACTTTGGATGAAAACAGTTACTACAAAAAATATTGGTTCACTCCAAATGGTAAAGTAGTAGATGTAGGTAATAGTCATGAAGATTGGATCAAGAATAATGATAAGTCTTTAGTAGGTGCGACTTTAGTAGATACATACGAGAACGCTGTAGCTAAAGGTTATGTACGTGGTGTATTTGATATTCAGAGTGAATTTTTAACGCTCTCAAATCTTCCAAATTATGACTTTTTATCTTCAAAGTTGAGACGAGAAACAAAAGATGCGATAGAGGATTTTATCATAGACAAGAATATAAAAATTGTTGCTACTGGAAAAGGTAAATTACTTAAAGATTTTATATTCAATACAGAACCACAATTAGCAGAACATCTTCTTGAGTCTATCAAGTTGCAAGAAGATTGGAAAAATTGGCTCAGAGCTGGAGCAGCTGGTGCTTTGGGATTGGCAGCAACTACTGGTAACGTAGATGCTGCTAAAATAAAACAAACTGATCAACCATCTGTGACTCAATCCGTTCAAAAATCATCTGGTTCGTTTACTGATTATATTAAAAAGGTAGAAAATCAAGGTAAGGTTGGATATGACGCGCAAAAAAAGTTATGGTTTCCACATAAGAGTTTTGAAGGTGGAAGTGATACCATTGGATACGGTCATAAAATCCAAAAAGGAGAAGATTTTAGTAAAGGTATAACTGATGCTCAAGCCGAAGAATTGTTGAAAAAAGATTTGGTTAAAGCAAAAGATCAAGTTTATAAGGAACTTGGTGGTATGAAATTGACTCCAAAACAAGAAGAAATGTTTATTGATTTTGTATTCAATATGGGTACATTAAAGAAATTTCCTAAGTTTACAGAATTTGCGTTGAAAAATGATTTGGGTGGTATGAGGGATGAGTATAAGAGATATGCTGGTGGTAAAGAATTAAAAGGAAGAAACAATGAGTTCTTGAAACGTTTCTTGTCTGAATATTTTGGTTTTAACTATTATTTCTAATTTATGAGTGAGTGGCCAACAATAGGTATGGGTAACTTACAAGCTATGATGGTAATGCGTCAACAGAGTGCGCCTGTATCATCTATTAATGGCTTTGATCCCTACCAAGCTATGTTGAGACGTAGACAATCAAATGTAGATACTGATACAGGTTATAATAATGATGTAGTTCAACAATATGACCCAAAAGATATTCAAGAGTTAGAAGAGTTTTGTCAAAGATACGGAATAATGGGATTTAACTTTGGCAAAATGAATCCCAAAGCTGCTTTGAGAATGCTTAAGGGAAAGATGGGTATAATTGATGAAAAAGTAAGTAATAAAAAAATGTTGCTTGATTAGTTTAATATAGTTATTTTTGTTATGGTCAAACTGATAAATGCTAGAAAATCTCCTCTTAATATAGAAGTTTTGATAGGTACTGATGTTAATGATGTCAATGCTTTATTTTTGTGGGAAGATAATACGACCAAAATACCATTACACTCCGAGGTTATAAACCTATACACTAATACTGGATATTATTCGGGTCTAAACAAAAACATAGATTTTTTTAAGAATGATGTAATTTTTAAAATAATTAGATTGGACACATATGAAATAATGTTTGCCCATATATTTAAGAATTTTAATTTTATAAACGGTAAAAGCATACTTTATATTTCCCAGAACAATTACAGTGGTTATAGCTATTCCGCTAGAAATTATATATTTCAATTATTGCAAAATGGATATACAGTTCACTGGATTAATAATGTTTTCGACAAATCCATATATGAACCTTGTAATGAAGAAGAACGTTTGGTTTTTAATTGTGAAAACAAATATGATCCTAAGATTGTTTATGACTCAATGATTATACACCACGTTCCAATTGGTTGGAATGAGGTTAAAGAATATTGTAAAAATTCAAAAAAAGTATACGGTCTCACAACGTGGGAAACTACTCATCTACATTCACAGTGGGTCGATTATATAAATTTAAGTGTGGTAGATGAAGTTATAGTTCCTTCATTTTTTAATAAAAAATCTTTTATTGATAGTGGCGTAGTTAAAAATATAAATGTTTGGTATCACGATATTTTTAGCTTTGTACACAATGACAACTTAAGCGTAAACAATGTATTAAATAAATTTTTTATTTACAAAGACGGTGTTTATACACAATCATCAAATCTTGTTAAAAGTATTATAGATAACAACACTGTATATTATAACATTAGTCAATATAACGAACGTAAAAACATAAATCAAGTTATATCTACATTTTGCAGTAAATTCACAGGTGATGACAATGTTTGTTTGTTTATCAAAACATATTTCAAAGAGTTTACAGTAGCGCAAACCGAAATGTTGAAATATAAGTTCGCAGAACTTCTTAATAATTATGATAATATTCCACCTATTATATTTTGTTTTGATAGTTTAAGTGATGACGAAGTAAATCTAATTCACGAATTTGGAGATGTATATTTTACATTAAATAGAGGTGAAGGATTTGGTCTGTGTACATATACTGCTAAAAAAATTGGTAACAAAGTTATATGTGGTAAGTTTGGTGCTGAAAAAGAATTTTTGTCTATCACAGATTCACTTGTCAGCTACACACTAGAATCTCCATTTAATATGGAAGTTTATCACAATTGGTATAATGATGATAGGCAGAAATGGGCAGTTTTTGATGATAAAGACGTACTAGACTGTTTACATTTTTATCCAAAGACGATCAAGACAAAATATAACTACAAATAAAAACCCCTTTTTTAAGGGGTTGTGGGTTTACAAACTAAATTTTTGTTTTCTAAGTTCAGACGGAAGCAAATCGTCCAACGGTTCCAAACAGTTCACACAATATGGAATATTAATTGGCACCAATGCATCTTTATCTGTTCCAGCTAGTATTTTGCTGACTTTTCTGAACATAACTCCGTTTTGAAAAACCGCACCTTGACATTCGGTGCATTGTACGGATTGTGTATCTTTTAGTCCAAAATTAACATTTGGTTGTGGCATATTCATACCATCTATTTTATTGTTAAACATAATTTATATTCCTTTTCTTTTTTTGTAATCTTCTAATGCTGCACTCAGTGCTTCGTGTGCCAAAACCGAACAGTGAATTTTTACTGGTGGAAGGCCGCCTAGTGCATCTACTATATTATCATTAGTAAAATTCTTTTCAAGTTCTTCTATGGTTCTGCCTTTAATTAATTCTGTAGCCATAGATGAAGCGGCTATCGCACTACCACATCCAAAAGTTTTGAATCTTGCATCGGTAACTGTTTGTGTAGATTCGTCTATCTTGAGACTGATCTTCATAATATCGCCGCAAGCTGCTGCGCCAACTTCACCTATGGCATCTGCTTCTTTTATATCACCCATATTTCTTGGGTTCATAAAATGATCCATTACGGTGTTGTTATATAATGTATACGTGTCAGTCATAGTCCTATTTGTTTTAAATCATTGACAACCATCTTGTCTACAAGTTGTTCAAATGATGTTTTTGGTTCCCATTTCAATTCATTTCTAGCTTTGGTACTATCACCCAATAACAAATCTACTTCAGCTGGTCTATAGAATTTGGGATTGATTTTGACTAAAACAGATGTTACGGGTTCATATTTAATTGCATCTTTTGTGGTGATACTAAATTCCGATCTTTCTGCTTCTCCGTGCCAAGCACCTTCAATATCAGCGGATTTAAAAGCAAACCATACAAATTCCGCAATGGTATGTGTTTCATTACTAGAAAGAACATATTCATTAGGATGTGTTTGATTTAACATTTTCCAGATACCATCAACAAAATCTTCAGCATCACTCCAATCTCTTCTGGCTTTTACATTTCCCAATTCAATCGGTTCAAATGATTTGCCTTCAGATATAGCTTTCTTGATTCTAGCTACACCCTTTGTAATCTTACGTGTGACAAATTCTTCACCTCTTCTAATACCTTCGTGATTAAACAATAAACCTTGTACCGCATACAAATTATAGGATTCTCTGTACACTTTAACCAATTGTCTTGCAGCTGATTTACTCGCTCCATATGGACTACGTGGTTTTGCTGGATGATTTTCGTCTTGTGGTGTGTATGCTACATTGCCATATTCTTCGCTACTGCCAGCGTTGTAAAATCTACAAGAAGGTTTGTGTTGTCTAATTGCTTCTAATATATGAATCACACCAGTTGTATTACATTCCCAAGTTTGTGCTGGAAAGTCCCAGCTAGAACCTACAAACGTTTGTGCAGCTAAATTGATAAAATAATCTGGTTTTAACTTCTCTACTATTTTGCTAATACTATGAGCATCACTTAGATCAAAGTTTACCAATTTAAATCTGGGATTATTTTCCAAATGTCTAATATTTTCGTGGTTTTTGATACTCAATCTTCTAGCACCCCCCACTACAAAGTAGTCTGTATTTTTAAGTAGATAATCTACCATAAGACTACCATCTTGACCAGTAACACCCGTCACAAATGCAACTTTTTTGTTTTCTGTGAAAGAAACCACATCATTTATATTATATATTTCCATAAGATATTTCATTTAAAAACCAGGTTCATCATCTTCGTCCTCTTCATCTAAATAGTCATCGTCAGCGTCATTATTAATATTATATTTTTCTTTAAATTTTACAACATCGTCATTTGTTATTCCACACAGAAAAAACACAGCCTGTATATATAATATTATTTCTTCTTTTGTTAATTTGTTTTTCTTGAAGTAACTGCTTGCTGAGTTTGACATCGAAACTATTTTTTTCTGAACATCCGGCTTTATTTTAATTTTAGGTGGTACACCTTCTAATATTATACCTGGTATATCTTCTATGTCTGAATTATCTACGTGTTTGTTTGCAATGTGTTTGTAAAGTTCATCCTCTAGTTTATCTTTTGCAACACCTTTATCTAACAGTTTCTTTTTTATGCTTTTTATTTTTGTAGGACTAATTTTTTTACATATATTGAATGATGCCAATATGCCATTTTGCGACAATAGATGTTTTATATTATTCATTATAATATTATATATATGGGTTAAAATCTTTGTCTTAAAATCTTTTTACTGTCTTGCAATATATCAGGATCAAATATTTTTGGACCTTTGCTAATATAACCTTTTCCGCTGGTAAACGTACAATTATAACATAATAGTCTCATATTATCTAATTTGTGATTTTTGTTATTGCCATCGTCAAAGTTTAGTAACAGTGGTAACTTGCCATCAACAATTCTTCTTTCTTTGAAACCACATTGTTCACATTCTGGTTTTTTAATATTGGCTCTAATCAATTTATCTTTTAATCTATGAACTGGAAACTCTGGGTGTTTTCCATCTAATATATCATTGATAGGATATTTTCCTCTGTATGGACTAATTGGACCTCTTATGTGTACACTTTTTACTATTGGCCATCCCTTGGTTTTATGTACACCATATTTTTTAGAATAGGTTTTAAATGTGGGATAGCTTACACCCAAAAATTTAGCTGCTTTTCTAGCTGAAGGCGTTCTTTCAATTGCTTCTAAAATTTCAGACTCTGTAATAGGCTTTCTTTTATTACCATCTGTTGGTCTCTTGGGGTATAATTGGTCCGCATATTGTTTTTCTAAATGCGGAATAGTTATACCCTTGGATTGTAAAATTCTTATCTTTTCAATTTCTTGTTTTACATCCTCACCCAATTCACTTAACGATAATAGTTTTTCAACTTTACTTTTAAGTTCATCAAGTTCTTTTAACTTACGGGTAATTTCTTGATTGTCGAATATGTTGTCCATTAGAATTTAGATGATGATAACGGCTCTTTCGCTAAATCTATTTCTGTGCTATCATAAAACACTCTACGCAATGTTTCTGCTCTATACGGAAAAGAAGCGTTTAAAAGCACTTTATAAGTGTTTACTATTTTTTCTTTGCTATTTTTTCTTTTTAACGATTTAACTATCATTATGGGATTAACTAAAAAGTCATCATCGTTTCTTAAATTTTTAATTTTGTCTTCGATACACTTTGTACACGCTTCTATGTGTGGATCGTTGAATATTGATTCATCAACTTGTACAGTCATAGACCAATTAGCTGACTTTACTAGATATTTATTTTTTTCTTTAGACATAGTTCATATCTCCATCGTTAAGTAAATCCAAGTTAGCTAACTTTTGATTTACACTGTTACACACTTTTTCTTCGACTGTGCCTGACACAAACACAATCTTCTGTATACTTTTACTCTTTGCACTATCACGCCACACTCTACCAGTAGCCTGTCTCATATTGACAGCTGAATAGGATGGACTGATCAAAGCCAAACGAGGATACTTACCAGTAACATCGTGTAAACTCAAACCAGCACCACCAGCAGCGAGATTTATTAATATAACCCTTTGTTTATCTGCCTGAAAATCATCTATGTTTTGTTGACGAGCTTTAGCATATTTAGCTTCACCATTAACAATGCATTTGGTATTCAACCTTTGACTGAGTGCTTCAATAGTCTCTGTAAAGTTTAAGAATACAGCAACACTCATATTGTTTTCAAGAGCTTCTTCAACCATTTCTACAAATAGTGGAACTTTAATCATTTCCACTTTTTGTCTAGCTCTTAAAATAGCTGTAAGTTCTGTGCTCTTTTTGTCTTTCTTGAGTAGTTTTTCAATCTTCAACAACTCAAGTTGCATTTCCGCATAAGCCGAATTGATCTTGTCTTGATCTTCTTTTTCCATTTCATAACATTCAGCAATAATCTGACTTTCTGGAAAGTTAGGAATGGCATCACGATTGAGACGAACGCCTCTGTTAACAAATATATCATTGCTTAGTTTCTTCAAAGCATCTGTATTACCACGAAACTCCAATCCAAATCTACCTCTAGTAACACCGTGTGCATATGCCCATTCATAATACTGTTTGTTGTTTTTAAACAACTGAATACATTGCCCAACAGTGCGTAGTTCTAATGGATTGGTTGCCATTGTAGCACTACAAAACAACATCTTGTAACCTTGTTTAAGTGCTGCCATACACATTTCACTATTTTTGGTCTTGGCATTCTTTAACTTTTGTGCTTCATCCCATACAATGAGAGTATTCTTAGGTATTTTCCAGACAAATTCTTTACGGTGGGTATCTCTACGTTTTACATAAGAGGCAAATATATTATCAGTTTTACCAGTACGTAGAGCTTCATAGTTAGTAATACCTACACACTTGCCCCACATTTTAAAGTGGTTCTTAATAACACGTTTCCACGATTCTTTAACTGCTTTAGGACATACAATCATAATGTCCATATTTAACTCTCTCGCTACAGCTGTTGCAGTGTATGTCTTGCCGATGCCTACGTCGCTACCATCAACGGCAGCACCCCACTTCTTGAGTGAAGATACTATCTTGCCTACAGCGCCAACTTGCCACGGACGTAAACCATCTGGCAATTTTACTTCATAGTCTGGTAGTGTTTCGTCTACTTTTTGTTTGGGTTTCTTTGGATCTCTGAATAGTGTTGGATTATCTTTGGTTTCTGTAAGAACCCAGTCCTCATTTCGTTTTGTGACTCCGTAACCTTTACTTTTCAACATCAGTTTGTTTACTTTCCAGTAAGCAAAGAATTGATTTAAGTAAGCAGGTGTAATTGTCCACTCACGTTGAAAGGTTATATCACCACCTTTTTCGATTTGAACTGGATCAGACCACTTGATATCCAAGTTAATCATAAATCAATCACCCATTTCTTTACGATATTTCAAATTTCTTGCTAATTCATGAATGTTGGTACGTACCATTCTTCCATCTTTCTTTAAAGCACCAACTTCAAAATATTCTCCCATCATTGTTGTAAAGTTTACACCTTGTGGGTCATCGTGACCGTGACCTAATGATTCCATTTCAAACATTAGTTCTTTACGTGTTTTACGAAGTTTAACCCGACATAGGTTTTCTAAATAACTGACTACTTCGTTTGGGTCAGTAAATGTGACCACTTTGTTTTTTGTTGTATCTTTGATATAGTAACTCATATATTTCTTATAGTACTATATAACTATGTAACGTTCAATATCTTTTTAATATTATAATCTCATTTGGATACCATAGGTACAGATGAGTAAATATTACGTTCTGTTTGACTTCTTATTGTTTCAAAATAACTGATCAAATGATTAATTGTGTGCTCCGCAATATCTTCTAACCAATCATCTGGTTTAAATTCGGTTGTACTTACACCCCCGTGAATTGGCTTTAAACGTCCACTTTGAAATTCTTGACGTAAAAAATTTATCAGATCTTGCTTTAAACCTTCTTTTTGAGCAATAACAAATATTTCACTCAATGATTCTTTATAACTTACTCTTACAGGAGATTGTCCTTTGCCACCACTGCCTTTTTCTCCTCTACCAGCAGATCTTTGTGCTGATTTTTTACGTTTGACCCAATTAGCAATTGCTTTTTTACCACCTTTAGCTCTTAGTCTGGCAGCATATTTTTTTCCTAAACAAGCACTATAACTGGATCCTTTTTTAGCATCACCACATTTACCAGCCTTTTTACCAGTGCTGTCATAACGATCCCACCCCCCACCAGATGAACTGCCTACTGGTCCTTTGCCAAACCAAGCACGTAGTCCCCCCCGATAAGCTTCTAATAGAAATTTGTTATATTGATCCACGTACAATAAATATCAACTTAAATTGTTATTTTTATTAAAAATATCACCTAAGTTAGTGAAAAACTTTTCTATCTTGTTCTTATATACCTTCTTTTTCTTTGTTTCTGACAAATAGAATTTGATTTGGGTTTCTTCTAATGTTACCTCATTTCCGTTGATGTTGATGGTGACGCTTTTGGTTTTTTTCATAACTACGCAAAAAAAATATATAATCGATTAAGATTATATATTCGTGTGTTTTAAAAATATTGAAAAATTATTTAAACTCCCATCAAAAAGTGTTCCCAGTCTCTGTGTTTTGCTTCTTTTATCAAAGCTGACACTGGTACTGGTTGTGGAATACTTGGCTGTTTGATTAGCTTTAGTCCAACTTCACTATTCAATTTGTTGCCTTTCTTGGAGTTGACATCACGTGAACACAATACCAGATTGGTCCAACTATCTTCTCCACCCTTGCTACGAGGTAGAATGTGATCAACGGTAGCACTGTTGCGATCAATCTTTTTGCCGGTGTATTGACAAATACCATTATCACGGTTATAGATCGCATCTTTGCTGGGTTTGCCTTTAAATGACTTTACAGGCATCTTATTAAAGTTAACAGCAATGATTACAGTTGGCACACGTACGGACATATGTGCTGAATTGATCACAAGATCCCAAGGACGAATAGGAAGTTTCAACCATTCGGTCCAACTCACAGGATTCATAGTGGTTGGAACCGAAAGATTTGGTTCTCCGTTTTCGTTCATTTCGTAATCAATGTCCAAAGCCAAACTAGAAGGCTTGCCATCGACTTCAGCTCCACAAAGATCAATAATTGCATCTTTTACGGTTTTGAAACCAATTGGCTGCCAGTTAGAATTTAGATTCAAACAGATCAATTTATTAGCTATTGTATTCATAACTATACTATAACTATACACCTCTTTTTATAAAAGTCAAGACATTTTCTTCGGGCTCAAGACTTTCTTCTACTCTTCCCTTGACAAGTTCAAGGTCACATTTGAACCATTCATTCTTGATTTCGGTAGCAAAGTACTTGAGTTTTTCAGATATTTGTTTCTCCGCCCCATAACAATCTGGGTGATATATATAGTATTCAATTTTATAGTTACGCAGTGGAGATGATGTCTGATATGTACGTAATCGTGATTTTATATCATTAGTAACACCCACCTTATAATAACCTGGGAAGTTACTATTGCTAATAATATACACGTATCCTTCTTTGTTTCTAGATGATTTCGTCTGCAAGTCCATATCTAATAGCGTCATCAGCGTTTAAGTAAATGTCTCGTTTTAGCAATTCATCAAGTTCTTCTTCTTTGAACTTTGTGTGCTTTAGGTATATGTCTTTAACAATTTTCATTATCAAATCCATATTTTGCTTTTCGTCTTTTAGGTCTTCGTATGTACCTTCAAACCAACTACGTACTTGATGAATAAGAAAAATAGTATTTCTACGTATATATCGTTTTTGACAACTAACACTTATTAGTGTAGCAGCTGACGCAACTAATCCTTCTGAGTATGAATGAATTGGAACTTTGGAAGAACGTATTCTGTCTACTAATGATAAAGCACTAAATACTTCACCGCCATCGCTGTTTATATGAAGTTTGATATGTGGCGGTTCAGGTAAATCAAATGTGATCTGGGTTATTAACATATGACGAGATAGATCACCAATGTTTTTATTTATCAAAAGAATTGAGCTTGGATTTATTCCTTCGTAGAAATATAGTTCGTTATTGTTTATTACAGAGACAATTTTTTGTTTTTCGTCTGAGTGGTCGTCAACGTCTTCGTTACTGATCATTAGTTTTTTGATAATTTTGCTCATATTTTAATTTTTTTATTATGTTACGTAACTCTTCGTCGTCAACGAAGTTGAAGTCTGTTATATCTCTTTTCAGAGATGTATGTGTTGTTTGTATAACTCCTTTGTGGTTGTATCCTACATCTTCCAAATCACCGGTGGATTCACAAATGTATCCAGATATAAATTCTACAAAACTAATAATAGAGGTTGTGTGTTCATCTCCTCCCTCATAGTAGAACCGTAATGTTCCAAACTTTTGTTTTACTTGACGAGCTACTATTGGTTTTACAGGTTGATATTGCTGTGGATGTTTTTGCGCACATTCATTTTGTTGCATAACATACATTTCCAGATATCGACTAAGCCACAAAATAATTCTGAACCAACCTGTTCCACATTCAAATGAAAAATCAACTGGATACAATTGTGGAAATTTTTTCTTTAAATAACTTTGTAACTCTACTTTCATTCTCAATATATAGTTTATCCAGCAATGTTTTTGCTATCAAAATTTTTATATTTGTATACAATCTATATTTTAATGTCGTTCAATTATACCGAGATATTTATTATTAATGTTCAGTAGTATTAAAAAAAGCGGATATGTTAATGGTATAAAATTTGAAATAAAAGATACCAATACTATTCGTATCTGGAAACCATCTGAGATCGCTTTTTATGATTTTAAAAATCGTTGTGATTTAACTGTTAAGTATTTGATTGACGAAGGATTTTTTAATAAGACCAAGTGTAAGGTTGAAGTGGTCACATAAGTTATGTCTAAAAATGTTATATTATTTCTAACCAGTCCCAATTCAGTTAATCGGTCCAAAATGTGTTTGAAAAACTTCAAGCAGTTATTGAACTTGGGATACGATATCATAACTTTATCTACTACAGACTTGTTGCCTGAGTATGTTATAGAAAAATCCAAACATATAATTTACGATTACACAACTCATAAGTGTGACAAAAAGTTTTATTTTGACTATTACAAAATTTCTAGTGGTGGGTATTTTATGTATGATTTTAATACCCATCACAAAGTAATGTTTTACCACGACACCCATTTTCCATCTTTACTTCGTAATCAACGTTCTTTAATTAGTTATGCTAAATGTCTTGGGTATGATAACTATTTTTACATAGAAGACGATCATTTTATTCATAACCACGATCTTTGTCATATCAGAAAATATTTTGATAAACTAACAGAATATGATTTGATAACTTTTTGTTTTAAAAAACAATCCACTAGCAACGAACAAGTGTACTGTACATATTTTCATTTTGCAAAAGTAAACAGTATGTTTTCAATTGCAAAAAACTTTGCTTACAATGAATTTGAGTACAAAAATAACAACATAGATATATACGGTCACTTTTTTGAAACAGTTTTTACTAAGTTAGTTGATACATACAAACCTGATAATTTCGTTGTTTTTGAAGAACACACCAATTTAAACGACATATTTAAATATTCATCAATCAATCAAGTATACTCATATAGAAATTTGATTGATGATTCTAGATGCAATTTTATCTACGACATTATAAACAACAAACCAGTGTTTTACTATTCTAGTTGTTTGTTACCTGATCCGGTACGTTTAAAAATATACGTTGGAAATGTACTACACGAAGATACTACTATACATCCTGGATGTTGGTATTATTCTTATATAGATCCGTCTTTGATAGGCAATACCAAAATTGTAGTAAATGATAAATTAGTTAAAACATTCGATGGATCACAGAATGTTATTTACAACGGCGAACTCTTCTTTCACATTTGATATGTTTTTGTAGGTTAACTGACTCAAATCATATTGTTTGTTTGTATTCAATAACAATGTTTCCGTACAATTGAAAGTTTCAAGGTAATTCAATAAATGCATTGTGCCGTTCAAACACGAAATTTTATCTTTAAAGTAAAAAATATTGTCAACTTTGTTATAAATCGATTTTGAAGGGTTGATGATGTCAGTTATTATGTATTGTTTAACATCGTGATTTATCTGACTCTGTATGTCGTCTATGTAATTTTCTTCATTGATTTTAAAAACAAAATATATAACTGATTTCATTGTGTATAAATAATAGATTTACGTTTTGTTTTAGTTATTTTATTCTAAATATGATATTTATATCTATTATGATAGTCACAAACTTATTAACTTTACACAACCAACTTAAAATCCATCATTGGCAAACAAAAAGTTATGCTGAACATCAAGCTTTAGGTGGAGCTTATGATGAATTTTCTGATCTAGTAGACGAATTTGTCGAAGTTTTTATGGGTAAATACGGTAGGATAGAAAGTCGAGAAGGTTTTAAGATTGAATTATCCAATTACAAAGATATGCCCCCAACCGATTTTTGTGACAAATACATTGATTATTTGGTAAATGAATTGCCAAAATCTTTGGAAGAATCGGATACAGATTTATTTAACATACGGGATGAAATGTTGGCTCAACTAAATAAGCTAAAATATTTGTTAACACTATCATAATATGCCATACGAATATCACGCAAAGGTCACTCAAGTTGTAGATGGAGACACAATTGTTGTTGATATTGACTTGGGATTTAATGTGGTTCTATCTAATCAAAGTGTAAGATTGTTGGGAGTTGATACCCCAGAAAGCCGTACCAGTGATAAAACCGAAAAGGTATTTGGTTTGATTAGCAAAGATTATGTTAAAGAATTTATTGAAAATAGTAAGAAACACGTGATAGTCCGTACACATAAGAGCGATGATGTTGAAAAGTTTGGTAGAATTTTAGGTGAAATAATCAACCCAGAAACCAAAGAAGTTTTAAACAATTTGTTGGTTGAGGAAGGTTATGCTGTGAAATATCTTGGGGAAAATAAAGAAAACGTGAAGAATCTTCATTTACAAAACCGCAAACGTTTGATTGATGCTGGCAGAGTAAAGATGTCTTACAAAGAAGCAGGACTCTAATATGGATAAATTAAGCAAATATGCTATCGTTAAGTTTATTAAATTCATCAATGATGAACTAAACATTAATACTCCGTTTAAGGTATCTCTGGTAAAACAACGAGACGATGATTTAAAAACATATGCTTATTACAATCCTCAAAACGGTCTTGTAAAGGTTTATTGTAAAGATAGAGGATTAGCCGACGTTCTTCGTAGTATTGCACACGAACTAATACACCATCACCAAAATCAACTTGGTAAGTTAGAAGAACCAACTCAAGACATTGGTGGTGAAATTGAAGATGAAGCTAATAGTGTAGCTGGTCAATTGGTTAAAAAATTTGGATATGCAAATCCAAAATTAGCTATCTATAACAAGAATCTATGACTCCATAACCGAGTCAAAGAATCTTATATTAGCAGTATCAGTTTTGTATACCTTTATATCATCGTCTTCCAAATTAAAGAATTTTCTGGATCGTTTATACATTTTTGTTGCTATACCTCTACGTCTGTATAGTCGTTTGATATAAACCATAAACTCAAAGTATCCGTTAACACCTATCTTTTTCTTTAATCGTATTATTGACCACCCTATAATCTTGCCATTTTCTTTGGCCATAAAGACTCTGTTTGGTACTTTTTTATCAGGCGAACAACACTCAACATATAACGAGTATATGGAACCAGAGGAAATTAGTTTAGCACAACTCTTTTCTTCAAATAGAGTTAAGTCTTTGGCTTCTTTAGAATAAATTCTAATGGGCACATATTATAAATATGATTTCACCGTTTCTAAAATAGCTTTGTCAAAATCTGTTGTGTTAAATTGAGGAAACTCCATTTCAAAGTCTTTGGTATCTACCGCATATCTAAAATCGTGTCCTTTACGGTCAGTTACATATTCAAACCATTCCCAGTCAACTTTTTGTTTAGTGATGGTTTCGTATACACTCACAATCGAATGTATTAGTTGTATATTAGATATTTCGTTGTTACCCCCTATCAAATACTGTTTTCCAACAATACCATCTTGCATAACGCATATAATCGCATTAACGTGGTCTTTTACATAAATCCAATCTCTTATATTCAACCCATTTCCGTATAGTGGAATCGTTTCTTTCTTTTTCAATTTGTCAATACAAACCGGAATAAGCTTTTCTGCAAACTGTCTTGGTCCAAAATTGTTGCTGCAATTTGTAATTATAGCTGGAAAATTATAAGTCTTAACATAACTTCTTACCAATAAATCACTAGCTGCTTTACTCGCTGCATACGGACTATTTGGACGATATGGACTGTCTGTATTAAATTCTCTTTCCTTGTAACTTAAACTACCAAATACTTCATCTGTAGAAATATGAATAAACTTTTTGATATTTGTATCTTTGAATATCTCCAACAAATTGAAAGTTCCACCAATATTTGTTTCTATAAATCTTTTGGGGGATTTGATAGAATTATCCACGTGTGACTCAGCTGCAAAGTGAATTACATAATCTAAATTCAATGAGTCAATATATTTCTTTGAGTCAGAAAAGTTTGGAGTTGAAATGTCTAAAGTTAATTTTTGATATCTAGTACTGTTTTGAAATGGAAGGTTTTTATTCGAAGCGTAAGTATTACAATCAATATTGTATACCTTCTCTACATCCTCACGTTTAATGACTTCTTCAATGAAGTGGCTGCCTATAAACCCACTTCCTCCTGTTACTAGTATATTCATAGTGTCCAATTATTTAAACAATAGTCAAAAGCTTCATCTGCAGTTCTCATTTTGATGCCGGTTGACAACAACTTTTCATTGCTCATTACGCAATTTGAACGGGGAGTTTTAACAATATTTTTATAAAATTCACATTCTTCAACAAAATTAAAGACTTTATCTTTTGCAATTGTTTGCTTAAACTTTTCAGTGATTTGTTTGGTTGTGATAAAACCACTATTGGTAATATTGTATGTGCCATAAGGTACGTTTTTGGTTATGGTTTGAATACAAGCACTTACAAACTCTTGTTTATTACTTACACTATTTTCCGCATCCAAAAGCTTATCGTATTTTAAGATTTTGCTTATGTAGTTTCTTGAATTATCAAATTCTTCAAATGGTATTCTAAGTCTCCAAATGTAATGTTTTTCCCACTTCTTCACTACTTGTTCACCTATTACTTTGGTGCCACTATAAAAACTACAATTATTATGCGCAAAACTAAAGTTTGGCACATCTTCTTCAGTAAAAGGAGCACCATCAGCTCGTCTACCTTCATATATACATCCACTGGAAACATGCGCCAAAGGTATATCATTCAACATACACCAATCAGTTAGTATTTGTGGCCACACAATATTACCGTGTACGGTAGCTTCTTTATTTAATTCACAAGCATCAACATTTGGTTTGCCAGTGTACCCAGCTGCATTTATTACAGCGCCTATAATAGGGTATCCTGTGTCTTCATACCATTTTTCCAAGTCAGCAAATGTTGTATTTCTTGCATTTGGCCAAAGAAAAACAGGTAGCTTTAATTCAGCTAATTGCTTTTTAAATTCACTTCCAATATAACCGCTTGATCCAAATAGTATAATCATAATAATTTATTTAAATATTTTTTATATTCGCTGTTGGGTAATTTTTCCATAAGCGCTTTAAGCTGCTCTTTGCTTATATATTTGCGCTTGAAGCACTCTTCTTCAATACAACCAATTTTAATTCCTTGTCTTGATTGAATAGCTTGAACATAAGCACTACTTTCAAATAATGATTCAGCACTTCCAGCATCTAACCACGCTGTGCCTTTAGCAAATTTTACAGCGGTCAACTGCTTGTTGTCAAGATATATTAAGTTCAAATCAGTTATTTCAATTTCACCTCTTGCAGATGGTTTAAGTGTTTTAGCATATTCAACCACGTTCTTATCATAAAAATATAAGCCAGGTACCGCATAATTGCTTTTTGGTTCAGTGGGTTTTTCTTCTATGCTTATTACGTTGTTATCACTATCAAACTCAATAACTCCATATGATCTTGGATCACTAACTTCATAACCAAATATAACAGCTCCGTGAAGTATGGGCTTGACTCTAGGCATTCCGTGAAATATATTATCACCTAGTATAAGCGCAACTGAATCATTACTTATAAATTCTTCAGCTATAATAAAACTTTCTGCTATACCTCTGGGTTTGTACTGTACTTTATAAGTAATTTTAATACCCAGTTGACTTCCATCCCCAAACAATTTTTCATAAGAAGGTAAATACTCTGGGGAAGAAATAATGCAAAAGTCTTTTATACCACAAGACAATAATGTGCAGAATGGATAATAAATCATTGGCTTGTCGTAAACAGGCAACAACTGTTTATTTATTGTACTAGTCAACGGATATAATCTGCTACCAGTACCTCCAGCTAGAATAATTCCTTTCATCAAATATACGTATTTTTTATATTCAGAAATAATTTTTTATATTGACACAGTTTGATAGTTAAACTAGGATACAAGTATGGAAAAAGAACTAACTATTAAAGACAAAGTGAACAATCCGATCATTATTCAACACGATGACCTAAAGTTTGATGGTAAGAATATTACCATTCCAGGCTATTATGTTGGTGTACTTTTGGAGTATATTGCTGATTATAATCTATCGAAGTTGTCTCAAGCGGACCTTGATGATCACGCCGCATTTCGCAATTTCTTACTCGACATAGAAGAATACAAAAATAGAGGAAATTAATTTATGGGAATGTTTGATGATGTAGTATGTAAATACCCACTTCCTTTACCAGAAGATCCGAAGGGTTATTGTAACAACAAGTATCAAACCAAAGACTTTGATAATGCAATGGACGTATATGAAATCCGTGAAGACGGTACTCTTTGGTTACATTGTGCTGAGTATGAATATACAGACGGTAATCCAAATGCTAAAAGTTTAATTGAAAAATTACCAACTCGTAAAGAAATCAAAACTTGGTGGCAACAAATTTTCCCTATAACAGATACAGTCAGACTGTATGCGTATGATAGTGATACTAATGAAACATATGATTATTGGATTGAATATGATGTTATATTTGTAGATGGTAAAGTTACTGGAGCTAAAGTGATAGAATTTACCGCTACTGATAATAGTGAACGTAAAGAACAACATCGTAAGGATATTGAGTACTGGACAAAGAGACGAAACTTTGAAAAAACAAAATTTTACATATTGTTTGGTAAACCTTATAACAAAGCAATAAAGATTGTTTGTAACAAAATTCACACAGTGTCATATTGGATATCTTATAAGATCTGGGAACTGGAAAAATTTTTAAAAATGTAAGTTATGAAAAAAATAGCAATCGTTTTAGGCGGAGGGGGATTTATAGGTGGACATTTAATAAAACGTCTAAAAGAAGAAGGTTACTGGGTTCGCGGCGTTGATATTAAAAATAATGAATATCATAATTATGCAGATGAATTTGTAATTGGCGATCTTACTGATGTAAACGTAGTAAAATCAGTAATTACTGAAAATGCAGATGAAGTGTATCAATTGGCCGCAGATATGGGTGGTGCATTGTATATTTTTACTGGTCAAAACGATGCAAATGTAATGCATAATTCTGCTTTGATCAATTTAAATGTGGTACACGAATGTGTTAAAAAGAAAGTAAAAAAAGTGTTTTATTCTTCAAGCGCATGCGCATATCCAGAATATAATCAAATGGATCCAAACAACCCCAAATGTGCTGAAAAAGATGCATATCCAGCTGAACCAGATAGTGAATATGGTTGGGAAAAGTTGTTTAGTGAAAGATTATATTTAGCATATAATAGAAATCATAAACTAGATGTGAGAATTGCTAGATTTCATAACATCTTTGGTCCCTGTGGCACATATAAAGGTGGAAAAGAAAAAGCGCCTGCTGCAATGTGTAGAAAAGCATTGGAAACTTCAGACGGTGCAGAATTGGAAGTGTGGGGTGACGGTCTACAGACCAGATCGTTTTTGTACATAGATGAATGCGTAGAAGCTGTAATGAGGTTTATGAAACAAGATGAATTTTTAGGACCAGTGAACATTGGTTCCGAAGAAATGGTATCAATCAATGAATTGGCTCAAATGGCAATTGACTTGACAAATAAAAACATCAAAGTCAAAAACATTGATGGAGAGAACTTTAAACAAAAATATGGCTTTAAATGTCCAACTGGTGTAAGAGGTCGTAAATCAGACAATAGTTTATATAGAGAAAAGATGAACTGGGAACCATCACAACCTCTTAAAATTGGTATTGAAAAAACATTTAACTGGATTAAAACACAATTATGAAAGATCAAGATTCAATTTTTTTGATTTGTGACTGTTATGAACACGGTCTTCTTGTAGAAAAATTTAAAGATGAAAATGAAGTGTCTTTGAGTTTGTTTGAAAGAGGACTTAAAGGTAGAACATTATGTTGGACAGAAAGACTAAGATGGTGCTGGCAAATACTTAGATATGGTAAACCATGGTCTGATTTCGTTATTTTAAATACAGAAAACCAAAAACAATTAAAGGAGTTTCTAAATGAATGTAAATGAATTTGAACGAACGAAACCAGTAGTTACTATGCAAAAACTCAATGAGTTAATTAAACTTATTGATGAAGAGCGAGTGAAAACAGAAATTTTATATCGTGATAGAATACGTAGTCTTGATGATATTAGTATTCTTCTTAAAGAAACAAAGAAGAGTTTTGTGAAAGGTGAATAATGAAATTTAAGAATTTTGAAGGGGTAGAATACAATGTAAATTATAATAAACCATTAGGTAAATATAAAGCATCTGGACTATGTTACAATCCCAATAGTAAACATCCTTCAATAATTGTAGACCCCAATTTAAAATCACGTAGACAACTAAACGTCTTGATAGAAGAAGTATTTCACGCACATTTCTTTGATTTGCCAGAAAAGAAAGCACGTAAATTTGCAGCAAATCTTGGCAAACTAATATACAATAGATTTTTAAAAAAATGAGTAAAATTATAAACTTGATTCTTGGATTGATCTTTGGTACTATATTTGCATTAGGACTAATATTAGTATTAGCAATTTTCTTTGCGGTACTAATTCCGTTTATATTCTACTTCACAGTTAAAGAAGTATTAAGAGCTTTAATCAAAAACTAATATGAATAACACAATAAGCAAAAACATCATACTAACATACGCAAAAGCATTGCGTACAATTCAAAAAGAACAAATTGATCCATACATCAATCTAATTGAGAAAGAACTAATCAAACTTTACCCAGAATTAGAAGACCGTGAAGACAATGCTTTAAATTGGGCATATGATATTCTTAACGCTGAATCTAATACCGAAGTTGTAGAAACACTAACTAGGTTAGATAAAATTATTGTAGATGAACGAAAAGAAAAGTGGACTTGCAGTTACTGCGGTAAAAATACTTATAATGATGACGTTGAGTATCTTTTTGGCACAAATCACATCGGTTGTGCTCTAGAAGAAGATATTAAGAACAGAGAACATTCAGATCCAGATTATATTCTCGACGCAAGACTACAAAAAATCAGTGACATTGAACGTAAATTGGATATTTACGAATCTGAACTCAACAAGCTACACGCTGAACTAGTTCACCTTCGATCTGATTATCACCACGAACCTACCAATTAAAAACAACAAGCGTACCACTCGGTACGCTTTTTTTATTGACCGCAACCACAGCTTGATGTACACTTTTTATATATGATCAAATGTGGTTGTGGAAATGAAATTCATCCTGAACGTTATGAACTTGGTTACAAGATTTGTTTGCCGTGTGGCGAATCAGTCGCTAAACGTACCCAAAAGTATGGTTATTTGCATTTTGGACACAAAACTGCGGGTAGTATTGTAATCACTTCAAAGAAAGCATTTGACAACTATTCCAAAGTGTCATACCGCAAAGGAAAAGCTAGCAATATGGCATATGCTAGTCGTTTGAGTACTTCATTTTAATATTTATACTATATGACTGCATCATTCTATAAAACAGTATATCAACGCAAATTCAACGAATTGCCACGATGGAAAAAACTGGCAATCGTAGAAGATAGTGAACGAAATAATTGGAGCGGTCTACTTACAGATTTTGTTAAAGCTGTAATTGAAGAAGCTGAAAAGGAATATGCTAACAGCAAATCTACAGTTGCAAACTCTCCTGTGGAATATGCAAAAGAATCAGAGAATAAGTCCAAAAAGACAATTAAGAAAAAGAATTGACTTATTATAAACTTCGTGGTAAAGTAATTTTACTATGAATGTTTTGGATCATCTGAAGAACAAGAGTGTGGACGATATCAAGTCGTATTGTAAGGACACCTGTATTGACGCTGGTGTTGCTATGATGCACGTTAACGGTGACTTTAATCTATCCACTCTAGTACGCAACGCCAACTTCTTTGGCTTCAAGGAAGCAATGTATGTTGGTGGTAGTAAGCAGTGGGATCGCCGTGGTACTGTTGGCACTCATCATTACACCGATCTTAGTCACATCAAGACAGAACAAGACTTTGTTGCGTATGTGAATGACAATGGTTATACACTAATTGCAGTAGAAAACAACATTCCCAAGTATAGTGACAAGACTGTATCTATTTTTAACCACTGGGTATTTACTGGTGTAGATAAGCCAATGTTTGTCTTTGGTGAAGAAAAGAGTGGGTTGAGTGATTATATTCTTGACAATGCTGATTATATTGTAACCATTCCTGCGTATGGTAGTGTACGTTCACTTAATGTGGGTACTACCAGTGGAATTGTGATGGGATTTTATCGTAACTTTATTGATAACAACTAAAAACAAAATATGAGTACAAAATATATTATGGATGGTAAGAACGTCCGAATTGGATATGTAAAGGACAGTGGCAACGTAATTTACGCTCACGGTCCTAATGGTGAGAACGTTGGTTATTACAGCAAGAGCAGCGACACTACGTTTGATCGAAATGGCAAGCGTTATGGCTTTGGTGATCTCACCAATGCTCTGGTTTTTGAATCAGCTCGAAAGATTTAAAAAAAGAACGTTGACATTGTTTAAAGTATGTGGTAAGATGAATTTGTAGTCGGTTAACATTAACAAAAAATAAAAAATATGAACAAGAACAAGACAGGCCGTAAGGCAACCGCAGTAAACGAAATCACTGATCGCAATTTCACTATTGTTGATCTGATTAACATCAACGCCAACGTTAAGGCTCCGACAATTCGGATGCACGTTAAGCGTAATGTAACCGCTGGTCGATACAAGATTAGTGGATCACAGAAGACCGGTAAGCGTGGTAAGCCAAGTATCGTGTATACCTACGACGCAACTCCTGCTGTTGAGTCAACAACTACTACTGCTGAATCGTCTCAGACTTCTGCAAATTAAACAGTTCAAAGATTGAGGGGTTAATAAAAAAACTTATTAATCCCTTTTTCTAACACTATTTATTTTTAAAAGTAGTATATGGGAAAGTCATTCAAAGATCGTCGTTCACGCAACGAAGGAAATTGGCGCAACAAAGCAAATAAAAAGACTAACAAGAAATGGCAAAATACTGAAGTAAAGCCATCACGTTACAATTCAAAGTATGAAGACGAAGACAACTCAAACAGTTATTAATAACCTCAAAGAAAAAATTGCTGAACGCAAACTACAACTAACAGATCTATACGCACAGTATTATTACAAAGCTGCTATCAAGCAGACTGTAGACGAAAAGATTGGGGTCGAACCAAATCGTGATCTACTCCGATACGTCGAAGGAAAGTAAACCAAAACATTTAAAAACAAGTTATATGAAAGACACTACACTCAAGCAGTTGGTACGTGACCGCAATGGTCAACCCCGTGGTTATGTGGTAGCCACAGTTATTAATGACTCAGTTCGTGTTGGTTGGAGTTATACCAATACAAAGGCTGGTGATCGTTTTGATAAACGCAAGGGATTTGCTATTGCTCTAGGCCGAGCTGAAAATGGTTGGGGTAAGAATGTTCGTGTTCCCCACAATGTCAGTAAGTCACTTGACAGCATCGCAAAGCGATCCGTTCGTTATTACAAGAACGTAGAATTCGCCTGGGTAGCCTAATAAAAGACCATACAATGGATAAATATATCACAGACAACTTTACCGGATCAATCGATGATCTGCTCAGTCATTGTTCCAACTTAGACGTTGATAAAGTTGAAGAACAAGTCAAAGTCGAGGAAAAAGAAGCTTGTATTCAAGTAATTATGAAAGAACTTGAATGCAATGAGTTTGAAGCAGAAGTAATCTATAACGAACTTGTGTTGTCAGAAGTTAAAGAAACAGTTGACAAAATGGTAGAAGATGGTCTATTATATGTATCCGGTCATAACGAAGACGGCGAACCACTGTTTCAGCTAACTGAACTTGGTAAAGCTCTTCGTAAAGAACTTGATAACGGTAAGTAATCTCAGTGTCCTCGTAGCTTAAATGGATAGAGCAGAGAGCTTCTACCTCTCTGGTCCAGGTTCAATTCCTGGCGGGGACACCACTTTTTCGGTAATTTACTAATATTTGATTATATTTATATTTTACCTCAAAACTTTTGAAAGAAAGTTCTTGATCTTTGAAAATTGAATGTTAAGATAAAGAAGTAGTAAGTAAACGATTCTTTGTTCTTTAAGCACGGTGGGAGAAGCACTCCTCTAGAACATCTACGTATGGCGGAACTGCCTCGGCCTTTAACCGAAGGGGGTCACCAACAAAGAACAAAGAAATACTTGACAAGTTAAGAATGTGTGGTAAGATGATTTTGTAATAAGTTCTTTAACAAATTTTAATGGGATCGTAGCTCAATTGGCAGAGCAGTTCGCTTTTAACGAATTGGTTGACGGTTCAAGTCCGTCCGGTCCCACCAATTTAACGGAGTCATCGTCTAACGGCCAGGACACCGCCCTTTCAAGGCAGTAATCAGAGTTCGATTCTCTGTGGCTCTACCATTACTGGTTGATCAGTTATCCAGAAGATAAAACTGATTGGTGGAGGGCGTTAAACCATAACACCCCTAGAGTATGGAAGATCTCTTAAAAAACTTCTTGGTTGCGGGGTTAGCGTATGGTATACTCTGTTTGTTGGGTGGATAGAGTATTCAATAAACACACCCAACACAATTTTTAATTTGTTCTTTTGATAATTTTAGTTGGTGGAAAATAGAGTATCAGATTGATGGAACGCTGAAAAGCGTACAAACCTGAGAAAAAAATGATAATTGTGAGTCAATAAAAAACGCTAGTTCGTTGAAATAAACCTCCGTGTATTATCGAAACCAACACAATTTAATAGCTGGCGGCAGGTTAGATCTGGGGGTGGCTCATAACCACTCATTAAGTAGGTGCGATTCCTACGCTTCAGCAACCATTTTAATTGGAGCGCTTTCAGCAAAGAAACAGGTTTCATAAGCCAGTTTAAGTGGGGGCAGCACCCACCGTTCCAACCATTTACGCCCGGAGAATACCCGATTAATAGGACACTTGAGTTGGTTCCCCACCAGAGGATTAAAGCGCCAATTAAAAGACCGGCGACGATTTTAGATGTTGACAAAACATCAATGTGTGATAAGATAATTTTTAGTTAGTTCTTTAACAAAACAATTTGCGGGGTGGAGCAGCCCGGATCAGCTCGCTTGGCTCATAACCAGGAGGTCACAGGTTCAAATCCTGTCCCCGCTACCATTTAGTGGTTCCGTAGTTTAACGGTAGAACGCAACGCTTATAACGTTGATAAGCTCTAGATTTGAGCACGGTCTCGGTTCGAATCCGGGCGGAACCACCATTTTAAAAACGGGGATGTGATGGAACAGAAGACATGCGGCTCTCAAAAAGCCGTGGGTAAAACCGTGGGGGTGCAAGTCCCTCCATCCCTACCATTTTTTTCTGAAAAACTTGTTTGACAAGTAAGTAAGATGTGGTAAGATGAAAGAGTAGTAAGTAATAGTTCTTTGTAAGTAATTTAAATGGGCGTGTAGACCAGCGGAAGAGTCAACAGACTTTAGCGTAAATTGAGTGCTTAGAGAGAAATCTCTAAAGTAGAATTTGTCAAATTCGGGGAAAGCTTAACTGCCAATCCCGAGCCAAGCTCAGAAATGAGAAGGTGTAGAGACTTAACGGCAAACATCTAAAACAGAAATGTTATGATGAAGAGAAAGTCCAGACCACAAAACAGAAATGTGTAATGAAAATTATAGTGGTACGAAAATCTGTAAAGCGGTGGTTCGAATCCACTCACGCCTACCATTTTTCAATTGAGAAGGTTGTAGCGAATGGCGTAGCAGGAGGTCGGTACCCAAAGTTGTAGACACGGGGAAAACCGCCGATTAACGATATAACTACAAATAGACGTTATGTATGTGGGTTCAAGTCCCATCAACTTTTTCAATAGTTCTTTAACAATTTAAGATAGTGGCGGAACAACGATTAGTTTAGTTGTAACGCACAATATATGGCGTTGAAAAACGTTGTATATTGGTTGGAGTAAGAGTTATGGAGGGTAAATCTATGGAGAATTTGAGGTCGTACAACCTTGAATTTGAGCGTATCGGGATCGTAGCTAAAATATAAATGATAAATCGTAGCCCGTTGTGGGAAAAACAAATCCCATCAGTCATTAACACAAGGAGTAATTAACCGTGTGGACTGTGGATGAATAACCAGTCGTGATTCTGAAACTTGGAGGTAATCATTAGTCCTTCCTATTTTGATTTAAGATGCGGGTCAAGTGTAAAGAGAGCACGTTAGTCTACCAGACTAAAAGGCGAAATGCAAAGTTCGGACCCGCTCCAATTTTAATGCGGTGTTAGTGTCTATGAGGAGCACGTTCACATTCCAGTGAGAAGGCCGGTGAATAAATAAGTCCGAGACACCGCTCCATTTTTTGATAGTGGTATAACTCAAGTGGTTAGAGTACACTCCTTATAAGGGTGAAGTTCCGGGTTCAAGTCCCGGTACCACTACCATCTTCCATCCTTTTGATGTATATCCCTTCAAAAGTTTCCTATAATCTATTTGGTGAACATCATGCCATTGTCTTCTACCAAGAGTTTTAATTTCATTCGTGGTTACATTTTTTGCTGTAATTGGGGATTTTCTTGGTTGTTTAAATTTCAATAATACTTCTGGTCTATTTAAACATTCTTTTGCAATTAAACTTCTAAGTTCACTAGTATATTCATTCTTTTTATTTTTATTTGTATTATATTTCTTTTTATAAATTCTTGATGTATATTCATGTGGAAGTTTTAAACTTTTATTTTTATTCCACGGAATTTTTCCTTTGCTATAATCAGAAATGATTTTTTTAAATTTTTCTGGAAATCCAAGAGTCCAACCATTTGATAGATACTCTTGCAATACACTTTGACATACACTTTTTCTTTGTTCATCTTTATAAATCCATTTTTTACCTTTACTACCATTTGTTTCTGATGTTGAACCACCACCGCCATCTTCTAATATCATATTCATCCAATTTGAATCACTTAAAATATTAAGTTTATAACTATAATCTATAGCTATTTTTCTAAATTCCTTCTTGTTTTCAATTGGACAAACAAACAAAATTTCAGTAGTAAAATTTTTGCCAAATTCTTTTAAATGTGGTTTCCATTTAAGACCTGATCCTGTGTATTTAACAGCCTCTACATCACTTCTAGCTTGTTTTTTGCATAAATATTTTTTGCCGGTTATATTATGTGTTTTTATCATCAAATAGAGTTTCATTTTTCCCCTTTCTTTTTGTAATATCTTTCTAATGCTTTTTCTTTTTTAACTTGTTGATTATTGAAATAATAACGCATTTGTCTTTCACGGCGTGCGTTTAATTTTTCTTCATCTGTGATATATTTTTGTTTTCTTCCCATACTAATAAATAGTGATTGAATATATCAAAGTAGAAAAAAAGTAGAAAAATCGTTAAAATTATTTAATAAAAAAACCCCATCATTAATTTGGTGGGGTTTTTGTGGTTATTGTTTAGATTCTAGTTGTGAGATTCTATTTTCTAGTATTTTTATTCGTGTGGTTGTTTCTTGTAGTGCTTATAGCAATAAATATTGGTTTATATATCTTTATATTTTATGTTAATTCTCTAACTATTAATGATGGATATACTGTGTATGTATTATCTATTGTTTTTATAGCAATTGCTAATACATCGCTGCTATTGTCTATTTTTCTACCCAAACCATAATATGGATCCAATGTTACCATTTGCGCCACACTATTAGCTGATGTACCAGCAAAATATCCAGTTGCTATAATTGTGCCTGGGTCTATTATAACATTTCCAGCACTTACTACACCCACTTGTGTTACTACCGATCCACTAACGTTGTTATAGGTTACGGCATTTGTTACCGTTGGGTTAACTAATAACTCCCATCTTCCGGCAAAGGTGCTACTATTGCCAGGCTTTATCAATAAATCTAATTGTTCAGGTATGATTTGAGCACATTTAGACGTAGCACTATTATATCTTATAAACAATACAGCGTCATATTCACTTGCACCAATAGTAGCACCATTATTACTTGTAATGACCACTCTTTTGCCTGTATTATCAAAACCACCTTCACTTATAACTGTGCTACATATTTGTGTCATCAAACTGCCAGTTGTGGTATTTTTGTGGGTACTTATTTCATATCTTATGGGTAAATTAGGATTGCGCAAGTAAACTGTTTCTAGACTATTATAGTTGTTTATTTCGTGTACATATATCAATATACCTTTTTGTACAACTCCATAACGAATTCTACCCACACCTAACCATTCATAATCCATTGTATAAATTTGAGCTTTACTTACATCCAAGGTATTACCAGATGGACCTGTACCATTCATTTTATCTAAGTTCCAAGTGCTTTGACTTACAAATGTATCTGTTCTTACACCATTGATTGTTTTTCTTAATACTATACCAAAACTGCTACCACTTGTTTGAAAGAAATATCCATTATCATCATCGAAACTACCCATACTTTTCTTTATGCCGTCAACTCTGCCATCAAATTTACCTGTGCAAATGATTTGTTGACTTTTACCTGGCTGATATATAAATATTCTTTTGGTTTGTTTTATAGCTCTACTACCACTTGTAGAAGTTACAGCCATTGTGCTTTGAGCGCTACCACTATTCCACGTTACAGTACCGCCAGATGTTGTTTTGATATCAAAGTAGAAACTGCCGCTATCAACTATTTGTTTGCCATCGAATAATGTGGTTGGTTGACTAACACGCCATTTACCGAAAGCATCGATGCTTGGACTGTCTGCTGATAATATTCTTGTTTTTTCGAAGTATGACATAAATTATAATATCCAATATTGGTTTGTACCATCACTTTGTATGGTCATATTTGTACCTCTATGACAAATACTTTGAGTAACATCATAGTCTATATAAGAAGCATTTGTTACCATCACGTTTACACAATGACCTGTGTGATCTATTTTTTTTATGTTATAAATGTTTGTGTTACCCGATGGATTTGGCAATTTAACATCAAAGCTACCACTAGTTGCATCACATAGAATAGTATAATCAGTGGTTTTTACTATAGTGTAGTTGTTATTGATTTTTCTTACTGGATAACTTACACCTGTAACTTGTATATAACTACTAGTCAGTGTATATAATGCCCAACTACTTGTAATTGGATAAGTACTGCCTGTATATAGTTGTGTACCGCCCGATCCTGATGGACAGTTACAATTGAGTGCATAACTTGATGTAAGATTTAAAAATTTTATTAAACTACCTGTACCGTCGAGAACTAAGCTACTGCTATATACTTGTAATAATTTTGGATATGACTCACAAATTTTTTGTGTATTTAGATTTTGTGATGGAAAAACTGGCATATCATATTATATTAATTATAAACCTTTTTGTAATAGATTTTTAATTAATTCTTTTTTTGCCTCTTTATTTATTTTTCCGTTTGCTTTTATCTTTTTGATTTCTTCGTTGATGTTCTTTAAAAGACTTTGTTTTGGACTATCCACAGGTTTTGTTTTTTCAACGATAACTTCTTCTTTTGGTTCTTCTTTTATTTTAATTTCCACCAATGGGTTTTGTTTGATATTTTTGATTTCTTTGATCTCCACCTTATTGTAGTTATCAAATTCAACTTCACTTTCCCACGGAGTAACCAATTGATTTTCTACAATAACTTCCAATTTTATTTTTGCACTATCTTTTTCTGTAAAGTATTTCTTTAAACTTTTGATTGGTACATTGATTGTATTTTTATCTACGTTGCCATAAAACACAAGATTTACGTCGTCGCTTTCGAGGATCAAGCGAGCGGAACTGTTTTTGTATGATGCATTTTTAATTGCTGCTTCACATTCAAATGCAAAATCTTTATCCAAGTAAATTTTGTAGCTCATCGTCGTTATACTTTCTTATATTTTTTATGTCAACGCCTACCTCATTAAGTGTATCAATAATAAAGTTTACGTCATTTACTTTTATAAATATCTTTTTGTCGGGTATTTCAATAGTTTTCTTATATTTTTTATTTTGACACTTTAATAATATGTCAACAAGTTTAGCTGTTTTTTGAGGATTCTTTAATTGAAAATCAAGCAATGCCTTTTGTTGATCTTCATAATTATCAAAAGGATGATCTCCCCATTCTTGAGGATTTCTAGCTCCTCCCTCCAAAACTTCAACAACAGAAGCAATACAATCGCCCCAAGTGAAACAATATGAGTTCCAAGTTTCACAAACTGATCCAAATGTATTAGTAACTGCCATTAACTATAAGTAGTTATTATATTTTCATATTTTACTTGACCCACTAAAATACTCGTTATATATTAATAGAAAATATGGCACATTTTGTAAAACTAAATCAGTTGGATCTGAATCACGATAATACCCGCACTTATATTCCAATTTTATTTAATTTGGATAGAGCGGTTAGTATGGAACCAAGTCCTAGTGGTAAGCACACTGTTATTAATACATCTCACCAGAATGGTGGATCTATTAGAGTTAAGGAAACACTTGATGAAATTTTAGCTCTATCAAAAGGATGTGTCAAAAATGTTTTAAATGGCTAATATATGATTAATATAAAAAATATCAATGCTTCTGCTTATAAAGAAGAATTTATCAAAAACAGACGGGTTGTAATAGATAACTTTTTGACAGAAGAATGGGCTGAAAAGTTACACAAGTACTATACAACTGAGATGAATAAAGAACATTGGTGTGCTACATATATGCCATCTCTTAGATATGAAGGTGATTGGGAATGGTGGCAAAATGTTCCTACCAACAGATATGTTATGGAACAAGCGTATCAACACGCTTGTAATGCCAGAGATAACAATTTGTTTAGTTACTTTTTCTTTAAAACAATGCCTGGGGTAATGGAAAAGTTCAATTGCACTGTTTATAATGAAACAATGGCTTTCTTTAACGGTAAAGAAATGATAGACTTTATCAATAGTGTAACAGATCTAAATATTACGACGGGTGATAAAACATTTGTAAGTCGTTATTCTGAAAAATGTTTTTTAAGCAATCATACAGATGATGTAAATGGCAAGCTGGCATTTGTGTGTCATTTAACTAAAGATTGGAATCCTGATTTTGGTGGGTTATATTTGGATTTGAGAGACAAAAACAACATTAGAGCTATTAATCCATCTTTTAATAAATTGGTTATTTTTGAAGTAACCGCTGGAGTTGCACCTCATTGTGTAACTCAGGTGGTCAACAATTCAAACAAAGAAAGAATTAGCGTATCTGGTTGGTATAATTAAAAATATAAATGTTATGTATATTCCTGTAGAACACGAAACCATTCCTCTTGTAGTAATTGATAATTTTCTTCCCAGAGATTATGTAAAAAAACTATATGAAGACTTTATTAGATTAAAACCGCATTTTGGTGTACCACATTGGAGTGGTGGTTATAATGATGGACTTGCTTATAATCCAGATGAACCATTGAGTCCATTGTGTACTGGACAAGATGTTTGGCTTCCGTTTGAAAAACAGAACCAAGAAAAAAATCAAGATCTTGGTTATTATATATCAAATCTAAGCAAATATATTTTTCACCAAGGAACACTAGATTTTCTAACCCACGCTAAAAATGAAGAATTAAACGCGTATTCAAAATACAGATATTTGTATAAGTATCATATCATCAACTATGGCGACGGTGGTTATTATAATTGGCACCGTGATTTATCTGTTAGTGGTATGACTTGGGATGGCATAGAGGTAAACAAACAAAACGCATTTACATTTGCGCTTACATTGGTACAAGATCCAAGTGTAATGAAAGGTGGAGAACAGTACTTTATGTACAAGAACAATACATATAAGTTACCATTGACCAGCAATCAATTGACTATTTTTCCATCTAGTGTGTTTCACGCTTGTAGTGAAATTACAGCACCGAAGGATTTGTCTTGGGAAAACAAGAGATTTAATATACAAGCTTGGTTGTGTCACGCTTAGTTTATGAAATTCATTCACACGTATTTGGGTTACAACAATAACCGAGACGAATACAATTGTGAAATTTTAAATAAACAAGGCAATGCTGTTGGCTTTTGTAAGTATTACAAGGTCAACTGCTATGATGATATTGTATGTATAGAATATATAAACATAAGTTATGAACATCGTCGAAGAGGATATGCTACGGCGATGGTTAATGAATTAAAAAGTCGTTACATATTAAAGTGGGACTATAGATTTAGTGAAATTGGTAGAAAATGGTATGACGGTTTGATAAAAAAACAAATTATAACCAATTGATTGTTATATTTATTTCTATAACATCAATATAATACTATTATGACCAAAACAGATTTAAAAAAACTTATACAAGAAGTATACGAAGAAGTAGCAACCGAAGTTAAAAAAGCTGAAAAAGCTGAAAAAGCTGAAAAACCAAAGGCCGAACCAAAGGTTGAAAAGCCAAAAGCTGAAAAGCCAGTTGCTAAAAAAGCTCCAAAATCAGAAGAACCAGGCAAGATTACCAAGACCTTTGTCAAGACAATTGACAAACACAGTGACAAAAACAGATTTGCTGGTGACCAAGGTGATGCTGACTTGTTTGGTAAAATCAAGAAAATACTTACTCCATATGTAGGTAGAAAACTAGAAGAAGCTGATATTGATAAGATGATGGAATATATGGAATGTGATGAGTGTTATGAAGAAGGTGCAAAGCCTGACTTTTTGGATTTGGATAAAGATGGCAACAAAACAGAACCAATGAAGAAAGCCGCAATGGACGCTAAAAAGAGTAAAAAGTTAAAAGAAATTATAGAAAAAGCAAAAAACATTTAAAGTAAAATCAATTGACCCGTTCAGAAATGAACGGGTTTTTTTGTGTAAAAAAATAATATGAAAACCCCGTGTAAAAGAATCTGTGTAGTAGTTGATAATAAACTATGCGAAGGATGTGGACGTACTTGGGAAGAGTTGAGGGATTGGTCGTTTTATACTGATAAACAACGTGAAGAAATAATGGAACGGTTGAAACACTTTAAAAGTAAGCATAAGAGTAGGTTTGACTAATATTTATAACTATATGACCAGATTTAGAGACTTACTTTTGGAGAATCCTGATACTGTATATTATAAGAGAAAGACTTATAGTTATACTACCCCAGCAAATAGATGTGCTTTCTTTGTTTATAAAGATGATGTGAGCGGCAAAAATTCAACATTTGGATATAGTGACAACAAAAAACAATTTTATTCGGATGATGGTGATGTATTAAAAGACATCAAAGAAATGGAAGATGCTCCAGAAATAAAGTATGATTCTAATAAGAGAGAACAATTGGATTATTGGGCTCAAAAAGGTATCAAACGATTAAAGGATAGTAGTAATGGTGGCGGTCATTTGGATTTGGAAAATATCCTAAAGGGATTGGGTAGAATGAGTCAATATTCAGATCCTATTACGAAAGGTAGAATATTTGAGGTAGACAATACAGATAGCAAACCACCTGAAAATTTAGATTTACAAATTGAAAGTACAATACCAAGTGGTAAAGCTATTATTGTCACATTCTGGGATTATAATAAAAATAAAGTACTTCCATATAAAGAACAATATGAGAAAGTCATAGAGTTCAACGGATATAACCCCGAAGAATGTTTATATGAAATTGGCAGCGGAATAATTTCATACAATGAACTGTATGATAAAGAAGAGCCCAAGAAAGAAACTCCTCCACCCGCACCTAAACCATCTGTTGCAGATAAAGTCGGTGTTGAATTCAAAGTGGGTGACAAAGTAAAATTTAAAGGAATGGGTATAAAAGCTGTTGTTAAAGCTATTAAAGGTAATAATTTATCGATAAAAGTAACTGATAGTGATTGGAACACTACACCGGTTGGTAGTGAATTTGATTATCCTGATTGGGGCGTTGAGAAAATAGAAGAGCGACCTAGTTTGGAAAAAGTAATTGATGATAAGACTCAAGAATTTATTGAAAAGAGAGGTAAGTTACATACGACAGGTGCTGCATTAACTACCGCCGAAAAAGAAAATCTTGAAAAGGAAGTGGATAGTTTAGAGATTGAGATCAAGATACTAAATGACTTATTGACTTCGGGTGAGAAGTCTTATACCGATAACATAAAGAGTGTTGTTAACACCGTTGTACAACGTAAACTACACGCTAAACAAAAAGAAAAACAAGATAGATATAGTTTGATAGCCCAAGCTGAAAAACAATATGGTATGCCTATTGCGCAAATAAGACAAAAATACAGAGGTATACCATTGGATAAATTGGTTAAGAAAGAATCATTATACAAGAAACTATTGAAAGCATTACGAGGATGAAAATATTTGATTTTAAATCTATTTAGGGATCGAAATCAAATATATATAAGTATGAATTATAAATACTTATATGAAAACTTAATTAAATCTAGAAAGAATAGACAAAAAATCGACGGAGAATATTATGAAAAACATCATATTATTCCAAGATGTATTGGGGGCACCAACAATTCTAATAACATAGTTTATTTAACCGGCCGTGAACATTATGTTGCTCATTGGTTATTATATAGAATTAGACCTCATTCAACTGGTATTTCTTTAGCATTTTGGAAAATGTCCATTCCAAATGTAAAAACAGTAAAGAGAAAATACAATGTATCTTCACGTGCATATCAAGAAGCAAAAAAAGCTATGTCGGAAGCAAACAGAAAATTGAATTTAGGAAAAAAAGTTAAGCCAGAACATTTAATAAAGTGGACCCGTAATAAAAACAATTCAAAAAAGATAATTAACGTAAAAACGGGAGAAACATATTCAAATTCTAAACAACTTTGGAGAGACAAATTTTCCGATCAAATAACATACTCGGCATTTAATTATTATTTAAGAAAAAAATTAAAGTGTAAATCAAGGAATCGTAAAGTAAATAATTTGGATATTTATAATTGGGAATATCTATTGAATGAAAATAAAGAAACTTAGAATTTTTGATCTGGACGATACACTTTTTGAAACGGAGGCTAAAGTTATTGTTACGTCAGTTGACGGCATTAGTAGAGAAATTACCCCGGCTGAATACGCAGTATATGAGCCGAAGATCGGAGACACATTTGATTTTAGTCAATTTCAAACACTTATCAACCCAACGTTAATTCGTTCAATTGGTAAACGATTTTATAAGATAGTTACATCTTCGAATGGTGATCGCAAGACTGTGATATTGACTGCTAGAGGGCCTGAAGCAGCGCCACACATAAAAGATATAATCAAGAGATACTTTAGAGTGGATATTGAAGTGATTACATTAAATACTGGTGATCCTATGGCTAAAGCCAGTTGGATATTAAACAAGATACAAAATGAGGGATACAATGATATATTCTTTGTGGATGATAGTAGCAAGAATATATTGGCTACATATAGAACTATTAACAATTTGCCTATTAAGTACAAGTTGGTTGATATTACTACCCCAAGAAAATATGAGGGTAATAATTTACCTGTGAGTAACGCCAGTTTGAAAGAAATGTTGCAAAATATAGTTTATAAAAATAAGTTAAAATAAGATGTTAATAGATACACCATTTATCAAAGATCCTACAATATCAGGATCTACAGTAATTACTGGGTCAATTAAAATACAACCCAGTGATTTATCTGTTCAACCCAATGCTGTATATTTAACAGTTGATAATAACACTGGTAGAGTTGGTAAATCCACTGTTATTTCAATCACCACAAGTGGTACCAGTGGTACTGCAGGCAGTAGTGGTACTAGTGCTACAGCTGGCACAAGTGGTTTAACTGGTTATCCAGGCAGTAGTGGTACCAGTGGTGCTGGATCTGTATTATTCACAGGCAGCACGTATCCTATAACTGCAAGTTGGGCTTTAACGGCCAGTTACGCATTAAATGCAAATGCTGGTGGTACTCAATTGTATACTGGTAGTACTTATCCTATTACTGCAAGTTGGGCACTAAACGGTGGTACACAATTATATACTGCTAGCACTTACCCAATAACTGCAAGTTGGGCAGTTAGTTCCAGTTATGCTTTATATGCATTAAGTGGTGGTACTCAATTGTATACTGGTAGTACTTATCCCATCACATCCAGTTGGGGTATTACAGCTAGTTATGCTTTGAACAGTGGTACCAGTACTGCGGTATTGTTTACTTCTTCGTTTTTCAAGGGTGAAGTATTATCAAAGATAACTTGTTCCGCTTATTATTCTTATTATCATTTAAGCACTGAGAATGATTTAAATATAAGACTTACCGGCAGCAAAACACCATCTGCTTTTTCAATTAGATTGGTAAATAGTGGCAGTATAAGTCATACTGTAAGATTATCACCATATAATACTATTGAATGGGCTGGAGTTGCTAGTGGATTTGACAGTACTGGATCAATATTGATGGCGGGTAATCAAGAGTTATTTTTCTCATTTATCTTTTATGATAATGCTGCTATTGGTAGACCTGTAAGCAAGTCTATAGCATTTATAACAGATTTAAAGACACCTGGCTTACAAAACAAAACCACTGCTCAAAATTTGTATATATTGGGTGAAGGATTGTCAGGTATGGTATCTGGTAGTATAAATGACCCAAATACATATATATTCACAGCTGATGGAGGTGGTACAGAACCATCTGTAGCTGGATTAACTAGCAAATCTTTCTGGGGATGGATGCCAGTATATGTTGAGGGTTATGGCAGAAAATTCCTACCTCTATATGAATAAATAAATATTAAGTATATCTTCTTTCTATTTATAACTATAATATTATCTATGACAAACACACGTGTAGAAAAAGAACAAACAGTAACATTACACAGAACTGTAAAAGGTTTTTATAAAGCCTCTGTAATGGGTGTTGATGAAAACAACCAAGTAAGCGAACAATATTCAACAGGCTGGAAACCCAACACAATTTTAAACAGTGGTTTGGACAAAATTGCTTATATGCCATGGGCACAAGTGTTTCAATTTTGTTTGGTTGGCGATTATCCATATGGTCCAACTGATACACTAACCGCTTCTTTTAGTGAAAAGATGTTGAAAAGACCAAGAAAAATCAATGCTTTTTATCTAACAGGCGAAAACAACTGTGGTCATAAAGTTTCAGGTAGTTTGGTTAGATTGTACAGAACATTCGATTTCTACAAAGAATTAGATAATACCACATATACTGAAGTAGGATTTAAAGAAACACCTGCTGCGACAACATTATTTAGTAAAATTCGTTTGGACCCACCAATTACTTTGCACGCTGGCCAATATCTTCGTGTAAACTACGAATTGCGTGTGAATATGAGTCCATTTAGTAGCAGTGTTGGTGGCAGAATTCCAGCTCAATATCCTTCATTCACAGGTTGGACAACTGGTTCATTGGATAGAGAAGCAATTCAAAAGATCGGTTTGTGCGGTATTGATAGTGGTAGTGGTTTGGCAATACCAATTGATGAAGGTGGCTTTTGTAACGAACCATTTGCTCCTGGCCAAATTAGTTTTGGACCTGGTTTTGGTTTCGTAAATAGATATTATAATGGTAGTAATGTAAACTATGTTCCAACTGGTTCATTTTTCCCAGCTATAAGTTATGAACAAAATCCATTCAAAGCAGTTGGACCACTTCAAGAATTTTTTGCAAACTATCAAAATCCATATCAATTTTTAGACTTGGGTATATCTGCTAGTTTGAGTGTCGCAAATGGTAGATATAGTGGAAGTTTTTGTATTCCAAATACAACTACGTATAAACCAAGAAATTATTTCACTAGCGATTTGTTTTATCGACTATCCCAAGTTTTTTCCAACTTGTATACTAGTACAGGTACAAATTGGGCGGTTGATCCTCCAGAGTTTAATACCAGTCAAGGCGATACCACGGAAACCCAAGGAACTTATTACGTTAGTCAACAATCTACAGATACCCCAACCAATGGACAATGGGGATTTAAAAGTGGTGTAACAATCGCAGATACTGCTGTATATCATAGTTCAAATAGATTTACAAAATTAGACAATCTGTGGACTCCATATTCTAAGTTAGCAACATTGAGTAGTATAACAGGCGTAACACCTAAGTTGAGTACTTTTAACAACAATACCAATTTGTTTAATGACTTCTTTTACGATCCATCTATGCAAAATAGTGGAAGTTTGAGTTATCCAAAGTTTCCAAGTAAATTGATGGTACCAGGTGGTAGGGGTACAGGATCCAAATATGAAATAGAAGAAAGTGCTGCTACTCAAACCACTGTTGAAGGTAAAAAGATGATAGCAGGAGATGGTGTTATTGATAAGAAAATACCAACTCAGTTCTTTTATTGGGATGATTGGAATCCATATCAAACCACTGCTTCATTGGCAAGTATGCCATTGTGGGTAAAACGCACCGGTTGGACAGGTACCGCATCACCAACAAGCGGTCGTAAGATTGGTACAAACTATTATGTACGTGGAAGTAGTTGTTTCTTATCAACATTTAGCGGATCTGCTACATCTTCATTCAACACAGTTGATAGATCTAGAAATTCTACAACCAAGATATATTCTGTTGAGTTGCCTATGTATTTGAATCCATATACACAAAGCACATACACCAGAGACAAAGTGGTTATTTTTAGCAATGGTGTTGCTAATAATGAAGATATCCCATCTGCTTATAGACCAGATCCAGCTGTTGCTCCGTTGTGGAGAACAATTGGTGTGGGTCCAACTAGCATTAGCTTGACACCTGAAGCGATGAATGATGCTGCTAAGAACAATGGTTATGTTTATGTATTGCAGAATGGACAAACCAAGAGCAAAGATTATTCATTGAAGATGGTATTTAGATATACTTGGGGTAGAGGTTAAACGTATATAATGTGTTATGGCTTATATTTTAGTAAATACAGGATCTATTGCTAACAGTGATACTGCTGATACTATTAGAGTTGGTTTTCATAAAGTAAACAGTAACTTTATTAGTTTAAATACCAGCGGTATTACCAGTTCACTTAATCTGGCTGGTACTGCTGGAGGTAGTAGTGGGTTATATTTGCCTATTGTTATAAATGGTACTACGTACAAAATACTATTAAACAATAATTAGATACATTATCTTAAGTACTATTTATATCTTAGTAAACTATGTCTTTAAAGAAGTTAGATTTATTAAGAATTATAACCAGCTCAAATTATCTTTATAATTTTAGTTCTAGTTATTCTAACAAAGCATTAACTGCAAGTTATGCTTTAAATGCTAGCGGTGGTGGCGGTGGTACATCAGGTACAAGCGGTGCTGGAGGCACTAGTGGAACAAGTGGTACGTCCGGTTCTTCTGGTGAATCTGGCACATCTGGTACAAGTGGTAGTAGTGGTACTTCTGGTAACTCTGGTTCAAGTGGATCAAGTGGTGTAAATGGCGATAATGGCACTAGCGGAACATCTGCAACTGCTGGAAGTAGTGGTACAAGTGGCGTAGGATCGCCTGGCACATCAGGTTCATCAGGTGAATCAGGCACATCAGGTAGTAGTGGTAACAGTGGAACAAGTGGAAGCAGCGGTGAATCTGGTACATCAGGTAGTAGTGGTTCAAGTGCTACTGCGGGTAGTAGTGGAACAAGTGGTGTAGGTTCTCCAGGCACTAGTGGTAGTAGTGGAGCTTCAGGCACATCAGGTAGTAGCGGTAACAGTGGAACAAGTGGAAGCAGCGGAACAAGTGTATCTGTGTCGGGTACAACAAATAGATTGGTTAAATTTACCAGTGCTTCTACAATTGGCAATACATCAACCGTACACGAAAGTGGATCTGCATTTTTAGGAGTGGGTGTATCATCAAGTTTAGTATCCCGATTACAAGTTTTCCGCAGCGGAAGTAATTCAAGTGTACTCAAAGTGGACGGTGGTAGTGGTACATTATTCGAAGTTACCGATAATCTAAGCGGTAGTTTATTTAGCGTAAACACCATAGCGGGATTTCCAATACTAGAAGTATTTAGCAACAATAGGATAGTTGCTGGGGCTTATGGTACAAATGCTTTAGTAGTAAGTGCCAGTAGCGTTGGTATCGGTATTGCCACTCCAAGTGCCAAACTACACATACAGGGTAATGTTAGTGGTAGCCAATTTACATCCAGTAGAAGAAATGCTATAGGATTTTCTGGTACTGCAAGTTATGCAAGACGAGCTTTGACTGCAAGTTTTGCTTTGAATGCAAGTAGTGTGGGTATTATGAGAACTGGCAGTAGATATCCTATAACTGCAAGTAGAGCAATTACCGCGAGTTATGCTTTGGCTAGTGCTGGTGGTGGCGGAGGCAGTGGTACTATATCAAGTGGTATAGTTAATAGAATACCTAAATACACAGGTACAACTACTGTTGGTCAATCATTTACTCCTATTTTTGAAAGTGGATCTGCTTTTGTTGGCGTTGGTCCTATTTCTACCAGTTTGGTATCAAGACTACAAGTTTACCGCAGTGGTAGCAATGCTAGTGTGCTTAAAGTAGATGGTGGTAGTGGCACACTATTTGAAGTTACTGATAATCTAAGCGGTAGTTTATTTAGTGTAAATACTATAGCAGGTTTTCCAATACTAGAAGTATTTAGCAACAACAGAATGGTCGCTGGTGCTTATGGTACAAATGCTTTGGTTGTAAGTGCTAGTAGTGTTGGCATTGGCATTGCTACTCCAAGTACCAAACTACATATTCAAGGTAATATAAGCGGAAGTCAATTTACCAGTAGTAGACGAAATGCAGTTGGCTTCTCTGGCACAGCAAGTTATGCAAGACGAGCTTTGACGGCAAGTTTTGCATTGAATGCTGGTGGAGGTGGTACCACATTAAGAACAGGTAGTACATATCCAATTACAAGTAGTTTTTCCCGAAGAGCTATTACAGCAAGTTATGCTTTGACTAGTGCAGGTGGAGGAGGAAGTGGTACAGTATCGTCTGGTGTTGTAAATAGATTGGCCAAATATACAGGCGCAACTACAGTGGGAAGTTCGGCTATAGTATATGAAAGTGGAAGTGCTTTTATTGGTATAGGTGTAACAAGCAGTTTGGTATCTAGTTTACAGGTTTACCGCAGCGGAAGTAATGTTAGTGTGCTTAAAGTGGATGGTGGAAGTGGCACATTGTTTGAAGTTACTGATAATTTAAGTGGCAGTTTGTTTAACGTCAATGATATTACTGGTTTACCTATATTTGAAGTGTTTAGTAACAACAGAATTGTTGCGGGTAAATATGCTGCAAATGATTTGGTTGTCAGTGGTAGCAGAGTTGGTATTGGTACAGCTACACCCCAAGCAAAGTTGCACATTATAGGCAACATCAGTGGTAGTCAATTTACTAGTAGCAGAAGAAATGCGATTGGATTCTCTGGTACTGCAAGTTATGCAAGAAGATCATTAACTGCAAGTTATGCATTGAATGCAAGTGGTGGAGGTGGAAGTACATTAAGAACTGGTAGTACTTATCCAATTACTGCTAGTAAAACATCTGCGATTGCGGCGGGTGTTACCAATAGATTTGTTAAGTATACAAATGCTTCTGCTGTTAATAGTTCAACTATGTTGTATGAGAGTGGAAGTGCTTTTATTGGCATAGGTGTAACAAGCAGCTTGGTATCTAGTTTACAAGTATATCGTAGTGGTAGCAATGCTAGTGTGCTTAAAGTGGATGGTGGTAGTGGCACATTGTTTGAAGTCACTGATAATTTGAGTGGTAGCTTATTCAATGTAAATGATATTACAGGATTGCCTATATTTGAGGTATTTAGCAACAACAGAATTGTGGCGGGTAAATATGCTGCAAATGATTTGGTGGTTAGTGGCAGTAGAGTAGGTATTGGTGTGGCTACACCACGTGCTAAATTACACGTTCAAGGAAATATAAGTGGTAGTCAATTTACTAGTAGCAGAACAAATGCAGTTGGCTTCTTTGGTACTGCTAGTTATGCAAGAAGAGCATTATCAGCCAGTTATGTACTTGGAGGAGCTGCTGGATCAAGTGGCACCAGTGGTGCAAGTGGTACATCAGGATCAAGCGGCACATCAGGTAGTTCTGGAACAAGTGGTAGCAGTGGTAGCAGTGGAACAAGTGGAGTTGGATCTCCTGGTAGCAGTGGAACTAGTGGTACCAGTTCTACCCCAGCGTTATCTTTGGCGCAAACATTTGTATTAACTGCATCTGTAAGTCAATTTCAATTGACACAAAGCGTGGCAAACAAGGATCAAATATTGGTAATATTGGATGGGTTGGTTCAATCCAGATCAGGTAGTTATACAGTTTCAGGATCCACTTTGACTTTAACAGAAAATGCGCTTTCAGGTTCAAATGTTGATATCAGATATTTTGGTGGTGGTTCTTCTACTAGCAGCAGTTTTTCAAGAAGAGCATTGACCGCGAGTTATTTACTACCTGCTTCAAATAACACAACAAAAGCTATATTTGGTTATGGTTATACTGGTGTAAATGTATCTATGACAAATTTAGTATCAAATATTGGAATTGTTGCTAATGATGTTACCGGTATAGGTACTGCTAGGTCTAACATAGCCGCTGCTGGATATAGCAGTGATAAAGCTATATTTGGTTATGGTACTACTGGCGCAGTTGTATCTATGACAAACTTAGTAAGCAACACAGGCGTTGTTGCTACTGACACAACAGGTGTAGGTACTGCAAGACAAGCATTAGCTGCGGCCAGATATGGAACCGATAAAGCTATATTTGGTTATGGTTTTACTTCTGCTGGAGTATCAATGACAAATTTAGTAAGCAACACAGGTGTGGTTGCTACAGATACAACTGGCGTAGGTACTGCAAGATATTCTTTAGCAGCTGCTGGATATGGCGTTGATAAAGCTATATTTGGTTATGGTACTACTGGTACAAATGTATCTATGACAAACTTAGTAAGTAATACTGGAGTGGTTGCAACAGATACAACAGGCGTAGGTACTGCTAGAAGAATTTTAGCCGCTGCTGGATATGGTGGTGACAAAGCTATATTTGGTTATGGTTATACAAGTACACAAGTATCTATTACAAATTTAGTAAGCAACACAGGTGTGGTTGCTACAGATACAACAGGAGTAGGTACTGCAAGATATTCTTTAGCTGCTGCCGGATATGGAACTGATAAGGCTATATTTGGATATGGTTTTACTAGTACAAATGTATCAATGGTTAATTTGGTATCAAACGTTGGAGTAGTTGCAAATGATACAACTGGTATAGGTACCGCTAGAGAGCGTTTAGCTGCTGCTGGATATTCGACGACATAAAATATAAAATAATATGCCATTTACAAGATTACGACAATCAATGATTAAGCCAAATGGATCTATAACAGGATCATTAAGTGGCACTAGTAGTTATTCAAGAAGAGCATTGACCGCGAGTTATGCTTTGAATGCAAGTGGAGGTTCAATTAGTTATATTACAGGTTCGCCTGTGGTTGGACAATATATTGTTGTGAGTGGTAGTAATACAACTCAGTATGCATTAATACAAAACGTAACTAATCCAGAACATTTGTTAGTATCTGTAAATGGCGTTGTACAAAATTATAGTTCAAGTTATACAGTTACTGGTTCTACACTTAATTTTTATCAACCATATGATGACGGCGATGAAATTGATGTAAGATTCTTAAATGGTGGTACTACCGTACAAACAGGTAGCATTGCGAAACAAACAGTTTGGACAAATGTAACTTCAGGCAGCACAAACACCATAACTGGATTAAGCTTAAGTAGCAACAAGTGGGATGTAAGTGTTGTAGAAGAATGGGATGCTGCAACACTTGATCAATATTATAACAGTTGTAGCTTGTTGTGCCATTTTGATAGTGTGAATCCTGCGGGAAGATTTATTGACAATAGTAGAAACAATTTTGCGATTACATCAAGTGGTGATGTTAAACTAAGCACGTCACAATATAAATTTGGAGGAGCAAGTGTATTATTTGATGGAAACGGTGATTACTTAAATCTGCAAAATAATGCATTATTTGCATTTAATACAGGCGACTTTACAGTTGAATTTTGGATGAACTCCGTAAGTTTTGCAGATGTAAGCAATATAAAAATTATATTTGATTGTAGACCTTTATCTACAGATGGTTTATATCCTTGTATTTATTTTTTTAATGGTCAAATTAGGTATTTTGTAAATAACGCAGATAGAATAACTGGGGCAACTTTAAATACCGGACAATGGTATCACGTAGCATTAACTCGTTCCGGATCAAGCACCAAATTATTTGTTAATGGCATACAGGTTGGATCAACATACACCGATACTAATAACTATTTATGTGGTGATAATAGGCCAATAATTGGTACTAGAGGTCATACCCCAGGAGAAAATAATTATAATGGTTATATAGATGAATTTAGAATTACCAAAGGTGTAGCTAGATATACCGCTAATTTTACACCGCCTTCTGCACCATTTCCAAATTCACGTAATCAAGTGCTTACAAGATATGTAGGTTTGGTGGGTGGTATAGATGATAAGTATGTGGATTATGGTGTACAAAAGTTAAGCAACAGTTCGCTTAAATTGACAAGGCTTACATATCCAAATCAACCTATAGTTGGTAGTGGATCATTGAGTGGTAGTGTAAGCAGAGTATATGTAAATGTATTGGATTATGATAATGTTTCAATATCTGGTAGCATAAGTAATGCTGTAACAGCTAGTTATGCCGTAACTTCTAGTTATGCTGTCACTGCTAGTTATGCTTTAAAAAATATCACAGAATGTGGTCATTTGGCCAGTACAGTAACATATACACTGCCTAACGCAAATATAGTGATTGTGCCGTTTAATACTGCTATAATTTTACAAAATATAACAATTAATGCCACGGCATCGCCTGTGGGTGGTATTGAAGCGTATCATTGGCGACATTCAACTACCGGAATATTCCGTTTGGTATATCAGGTAAGAGCTACAGCAGATTCATGGAATATGATATCGGTGTGTAAAAATAATAATACTGCGTTGCCTGTAGGCAACGGTTATAGATCGGGAGTGCCCGATCCGGCACGTTGGGGTATATTATTTGAATGTTTATATCGTGTAACCGATATATCAGATAGATTTGGACTTTTTCATTGGTCAAACGACACTACTGGCATACAGGCGGCACACGCAGGTAATAATCCTCCTAGCACATTTTTTGTAACTCCGGATATAGGAACGGCTCCTACTACTGGTTATTATAATTCTATAACAATTACAAAGGTCTAATAATCTAAGATGACAAATTATTTGAATGTGGTAATAAAACGACATTAACTATTTATAAAGTATGCCTGCATTAGGAAAAACAAAAGTATCACCCAGTTTAATTTCAACAGGATCATTATTTCTTGGTACATCCAGTTACGCTGTTACCGCTTCATTCGCTTTGAATGCAAGTGGAGGTGGAGGCGGTGGTGGATCAGTTCAAACTGGCAGTATTGCTAATCAAACATTGTGGACCAATGTAACCTCGGGTAGTACAAATACTATTACAGGTTTAAGTTTGAGTAGCAACAAGTGGAATGTAAATGTGGTTGAAGAATGGGATGCGGCAACTTTGGATCAATATTATAATAGTTGTAGTTTGTTGTGTCATTTTGACACTATAAATTCAGCTGGCAGATTTATAGATAGTAGTAGAAATAATTTAGCAATTACTAGTAGCGGCAATGTTGGATTAAGTACTTCACAATATAAATTTGGAGGCGCGAGTGCTAATTTTGATGGAACAGGTGATTATTTAGTTACACCCACCACATCGGTGCTTACATTTGGCACAAATGATTTAACAGTTGAACTATGGATATATCAAACGGTATCATCTGTTGGTGCGTATAAAGTAATAGTAGGCGACAATGTATATAGTTCAGTTGGCGGATGGACATTATATAGTTATAATAATCAATTAAATTTGTGGAAAGGCGGAACAGAATTGATTGCGCCTTCTGGAACATTAACATTAAATAGTTGGAACTATGTAGTCTGGACCAGACAGTCTGGCAATAATAGAATATTCATTAATGGAACGCAAGTTGGATCAACAGTAAGTGATAGTACAAATTATACTTCAACCGCAATTTATGTTGGATCGAGCAAAACTAATACTTTAAATTTTGCTGGTTATATGGATGAACTCCGTATAACAAAAGGCGTAGCCAGATACACCGGTAATTTTACACCGCCAAATGCACCATTTCCAAATTCAAGAAATCAAGTGCTTACAAAGTATGTGGGATTGGTTGGTGGTATTGATGATAAATATGTAGACTATGGTGTGCAGAAGTTGAGTGATAGTTCACTTAAACTAACAAGACTTACATATCCAAATCAACCTATTGTTGGTAGTGGATCATTGAGTGGTAGTGTTAGTAGAGTGTATGTGAATGTGCTTGATTATACAAAGGTTAGTGTTACTAGCAGTTATGCGAGAAATGCTTTATCAGCTAGTTATTTAATACCCACTTCAAATAATACAACCAAAGCTATATTTGGTTACGGTTATACTAGTGCTGCAGTATCTATTACAAATTTAGTAAACAACACAGGTGTAGTTGCGAATGATGTTACAGGCGTTGGTTCTGCTAGACATACTTTAGCTGCGACTGGATATGGTACTGATAAAGCTATATTTGGTTATGGTTTTACTTCTGCCGTTGTATCTATTACAAATTTAGTAAGTAATACAGGTGTAGTTGCTAATGACACAACTGGTGTAGGCACTGCTAGAGATACTTTAGCTGCGGCTGGTTATGGTACTGATAAAGCTATATTTGGTTATGGGAGCACTGGTGTGAATGTGTCTATGACTAATTTAGTAAGCAACACAGGTGTAGTTGCAACTGACACAACTGGCGTAGGCACTGCTAGATCACAATTAGCTGCAGCAGGATATGGTACTGATAAAGCAATATTTGGTTATGGCACAACAGGCGCAGTTGTATCTATGACAAATTTGGTAAGTAACACAGGTGTGGTTGCAACGGATACAACTGGGGTAGGTACTGCTAGACGAGCTTTAGCTGCGGCTGGTTATGGTAATAATAAAGCGATATTTGGTTATGGTTATACTACAGGAAATGTTTCCATAACTAATCTGGTAAGTAATACAGGTGTAGTTGCTACAGATACAACTGGTGTAGGCACTGCTAGACATACTTTAGCTGCGGCTGGATATGGTACTGATAAAGCTATATTTGGTTATGGTTATACTAACGCTGCAGTATCTATTGTAAATTTAGTAAGCAACACAGGTGTAGTTGCTAATGACACATTAGGAGTTGGCACTGCTAGATATTGGTTAGCTGCTGCTGGTTATTCAACTACATAAACTATATATATTAAACAAACATATGGCATCAAATCTAAATTCGGAGTTTAATTATCGTTATCAAGTTATAGGCAGTACCCCTTGGGAAAAGTTAAAAACATTAAAAGGTTTTCTTGTGGGTAGAAAAAGAGCAGCTGTTTTGGAACAAGTTGCGGATTTAAAATATAAAGCCAAATTAGCAGAACTAAAACATTTGAAAGAATTACCAGCATTACCCCACGTAATTTTAAACTTAGAAGCAGAAATATTAGAACTTGAATCACATCTTGATGATCAAAAACATGCATTTGAATTAAACCGTCAAGAAATAAAGATTTTAGAAAATCTAATAACAGAACTATATACAATAGTTGAACCCACCAGAATACCTGGTTATACAGATGATCAAATGTTTGAAGCCAATGCTAATAACGAATTTACTGTAACAATCGGACGGGAAATACAAGCAGAAATTATTGCCAATGGTAGACCATCCCCAGCCAAATTGTTAAACGCAATGAGCAATCCACAAACACTTGAATCTTTAAAACTTGTAGGGTTAGTACCAAAAGAAACAATATTGTTGGAACAAAAAGATATTGTTGATGCATTGAAGTTAAACAACATAAACGAACCAAAACTAATACAATAATATGAAACTTTATAAATTACCATCTCAAAATTTCGAATTATTATTCGGTAAACCAGAAGAAAGAAAACAAGTCGATGATGTTGTAATAATTGCACAAACGCCAGATTGTTCCAGTTTCTTGGTATTATCAAAAACAAATTATTCTGCATTTGAACCTTTTACTGGTTATGATGGATATGATTTTACATATTGTCAACAATGGGGATTAACAATAAATGAAGAAGTAGTTGTAAGAACCATATCTGACCTAAGAAAAAATGCATATCCACCAATGGCAAATTATTTAGATGCAATCGTAAAAAATGACAACGAAGCATTGCAAGTGTATCTTGATGCGTGTCTTGCAGTAAAAGATAAATATACCAAATTGGAATCTTGAGTTTATGTATTACGGACCAAGAATTGTATCAAATGGATTGGTATTGTGTTTGGATGCTGCTAACAAAAACAGTTATCGTGGCACTGGTACCACTTGGACCGATTTAAGCGGTAATAACAACAATGGTACATTAACCAATGGTCCTACATTTAGCGCTGGTAATCAAGGAAGTATAGTATTTGATGGTACCAATGATTATGTTAGTTCTTTTCCCACACAAATATCAGGTGTGGGCTCAAAAACAATTTGTGCATTTATTTATCCCACGACTACTAGTAGAGCAGGAATATGTGGAACAAGAGATGCAAATAATCTTACAGGCGCAGGTTGGGTATTAACAGTGAATAGAGTAGCTGGTTATTTGACATATTTTAATGCTGGTGGAGCAGTAAATGCAGAAGTCACTAACGTTATATCTACTAATACTTGGATACAAATAGCTGTAACATACAATTCATCTACATTTTCTACTATTTTATATGTTAATGGATTTCAAGTAGGTTCTCCTTTCACTCTTAGCGCTATGACATCTTCTCCATTTAATGGTATCATAGGTAATGAAAATAATTTATCTCAGTGGCCTTTTAACGGAAGAATTTCTTCAGTTTTAATTTATAATAGAGTTTTAACTGCCACCGAAATACTTCAAAACTATAATGCCACTAAAAGTAGATTTGCATTATAATTATAATATATATGTCAGGAAAAACTGGACCAGATATAATTGAAAGCGGATTGGTTTTGTGTTTGGATGCGGCTAATAAAAATAGTTATCGTGGATCAGGTACCACTTGGAATGATTTAACTGGAAATGGCAATAATGGCACATTAACCAACGGACCTACATTTAGCGCTGGTAATCAAGGAAGTATTGTATTTGATGGCACAAATGATTATGTTAATGTGGCTAATACTGGAACAGATTTTCGATTTGCAAATGTCACGTTTACTGTGAGTTTATGGATAAAAACTACTTCTTCTATAGGTGGTGTTATTATTTCTAAAGGTGCAACTGCTTCTACTGCTGGTTGGCTGTTTCAATTTGACTCTGCAGGAACAGTTTCTGGTACTACAAAAGGATCTGATGGTTTTAATACTTATAACAGAACGAGTACAGCAACAGTTAATAATAATACTTGGAGAAATATAGTATCGATTTATACAACTAATACATCAACTCTTGGAAGTAATACAATATCAATATATATAGATGGCGTTTTAAGTAACGGTACAGGTACATTGGGAACAATCGTTTATGCTACAACTACAGATACAGTTCAAATTGCAAGAAGACCAACCGGAAATTATTGGGCGGGTTCTATAGCTAATACACAAATATATAACAGATCATTAACTGCAACAGAAGTACTTCAAAACTATAATGCTACTAAAAGTAGATTTAATAGATAATTATAACATATATGTCATTATCTAGAGGGCCAAAAATAGTTACAAATGGATTGATATTAGCATTAGATGCGGCTAACAAAAATAGTTATCGTGGCACTGGTACTACTTGGAGGGATTTGAGTGGCGTTAACAATAATAGTACATTAACTAATGGACCTACATTTAATGCGAGTAATCAAGGTAGTATAGTATTTGATGGTACCAATGATTATGTAAGTGTTGCTTATAATGCTATTTTAAATACTCCTACAGGTGCTACATATGAAGCGTGGATTAAACCTACTGTTGCAACAACGGGCACATTTTTAAATAGAGGAACAAGTGATTCTGGTGCTACACCTGATAATCCAAGATTTATAACGATTAGTACGGGCCAATTATATTTTGACTGGAGTTCTCCGGGATCAGACGTTTATTTAGAAACGGTTACAGGAGTTGTAACTATGGGATCGTGGAATCAAGTAATTGGCTTGGCTACACCAAGTGCTCAATTAAGAACTTTTGTTAATGGAAGAGAAACTTCATATAGTAGTAGAGTTAATAGTTTACCATCAACTTTGCCTAATACATCGACTGCTCTAGAAATAGGAGCAGCTACTTGGGCACCTAGTTATTTCAATGGTAATATAGCAATTGTAAGACTATATAATAGAGTATTAACAGCTACTGAAATATTGCAAAATTATAATGCTGTAAAAGGTAGATTTGGAAGATAAATATCTTAATTTGATAAATGTGTATAATTGTGATATTTATATGATATGTTGACGTTAACGAAGGTATTACCCGCATTAATTTCAAGTGGTAGCTTTACTGGTTCATTTTATGGTACCAGCAGTTATTCAAAAAGAGCATTAACCGCAAGTTATGCTTTGAATGCGAGTGGCGGCAGTGGAACCAGTGGAACCAGTGGTGCAACAGGCACAAGTGGCACAAGTGGCACAAGTGGTAATAGTGGAAGTAGCGGCACTAGCGGTAATAGTGGCACAAGTGGTTCAAGTGGATCCAGTGGAAATAATGGTTCAAGTGGAACAAGTGGTGGAGGAGCTTCATTAAATACAGGTAGTGCATATCCTATAACAAGCAGTTGGTCAAGAAAAGCAGTTACTGCGAGTTATTTAACCACCATAAGCCAATCTTTAATACCAGCTAAAAACAATACCTATAGTTTAGGCACATCCGATGTTAGATGGAAAGATATATATGTAAGCACCGGTAGCTTATACATTGGTGATGTTAAATTGTCCACATCCGCTTCAATTGTGTTTGCAAATGCATTACCAATTGTTGTGGTAAATACCGCATCCAAACAAATTGAAGTGCCTGGTTTGCCAATACAATTAACTAGTAGTTATGCACTTAAATCATTAACAGCTAGTTATGTGTCTGGTGGTGGTTCCGGTACATCAGGAACAAGTGGTACAAGTATCACTGCAAGTTTGCAAACAGGCAGTATTGCTAAACAAACCGTATTATACAATGTGGTCTCAGGCAGTCAAAACGTAATCACTGGGTTGAATTTGAGCGGAAATAAGTGGGGTGTAGATATTAAAGAAGAATGGGACTATGCGGTTGTACCAGGCGATCAATATTATAATAATGTAAATTTATTATTACGTCTCACCGGAAGCAACGGAAGTACAACATTTGTTGACAATAGTTCATCGCCGAAAACGATGACTGCTAATGGTAATGCTCAAATTAGTACGGCGCAAAGTAAATTTAGTGGGGGTAGTCTTTATTTAGATGGTAATGGTGATTATCTTACTACACCAAATACAACTTCGTTGTTATTAGGTACAAATGATTTTACTATAGAGTGTTTCTTATATTTGACGCAAAATGGCACCACAGCTGTAGGTGAAACATATGCACCATTAATACAATTAGGAAATTATTTCTCAGAAAACTCAAACAGTAGAGTTTTTTATTCATTTATATATAACGTACAAGCTGGAAATAGATTATCCTTTGCAACGAAAGGTGGAAACAGTTTTGGTGCACCCGATTATTATGGTGTTTCAAGTAATGCTATTAATATTCCATTGAATACGTGGGTACACGTTGCGGTAACTAGAACTTCAAATCAAATTAAATTTTGGTATAATGGATCACTTGTAGGAACAGATAGCTCTGTATCTTGGAATTCAATTAATTTAAATGTTACTCCTGCTGCTAATAATAACTTGTATATCGGAAGACAGAGTGGATTCAGTTCAGTTGATGGTGCTCTATGGCATTTTCCTGGGTATTTATCAAATATTAGAATTACAAACGGTGTGGCTAGATACACTGGCAATTTTACCCCAGCTACATCTCAATTTCCAACCAATGTAGGATCAACACAATATGCAACTAAATATATTGGATTGATTGGCGGATTAAATGACAAAAATGTAGATTATGGAGTACAAAAACTAAGTGACAGTTCACTTAAAGTGGTTAAAATGTCTCAAACAACCACACCATTTCCAAGTGGTTCATTGAGTTCATCAGTGGATAGAGTGTACGTAAACGTGCTTAATTACACAAACGTTAGTGTGACCAGTAGTTATGCTACCAATGCTTTGACTGCTAGTTATATATTGGGTGGTGGTGCAAATGGCAGTAGTGGTACCAGTGGTGCAACTGGAGCGACTGGAACGTCAGGTACTTCAGGCAATAGTGGAAGTAGTGGATCGTCAGGTACCAGTGGTGCAAATGGTACATCGGGATCCAGTGGCGCAACTGGTGTTAGTGGTAGTAGTGGTACCAGTGGTGGGGGTGCTTCATTAGCAACTGGTAGTACCTATCCTATTACAAGCAGTTGGTCTCGTAGATCTTTAACAGCTAGTTATGCTTTAAATGCTAGTGGGGGTGGATCTTCACTTGCAGTTGGACAAACATTTGTAAGCAATGGTAGTCAAACTGTATATACTTTGAGTCAAACCGCAGCAAATAGAGATCAAATACTTGTTGTAACTAATGGTGTGGTTCAAAGCAGAAGTGGTAGCAATTATACTGTAAGTGGTACAACTTTAACTTTGAGTGACCCCGTTCAAAGTGGTGGATTGATTGATGTTCGATTTATAAATGCTGGTCAAGGTTCAAGTGGCACAAGTGGTATAAATGGTACTGTTCAAACAGGCAGTTTAGCTAAACAAACCATATTGTATAATGTTGTATCTGGCAGTCAGAATGTTATAACCGGATTGAATTTAAGCGGCAACAAGTGGGGTATAGATATAAAAGAAGAATGGGATGCTGTAGTTGTACCTGGCGATCAATATTATAATAGCTGTAGTTTATTGATGCATTTTAATGGTACAAATGGTAGTACCACTATGACAGATAATAGCAAAAATAACTTTGTTTTGACCGCAACAAATGGAGCTGCACTTAGTTCGGTTCAAAGTAAATTTGGAGGTACAAGTTTAGCATTAGACGGCACAAACGATTATGTTAGTATTTCTGGAAATAATATACTTAATTTTGCTTCATCAGATTTTACGGTAGAATGTTGGGTCAGATTAAATGCAATGCCTACAAGTGATGCTTGGCCAACAAATTATAGTTCACACTTTATAGTAATTACAATAGGAACTCCAAATTTGGGAGATGGTATAGGATTTATAATTGGTCAAACCAAATTAATAATTCAAAATAATGATGGTCAATCAGTAAATGGTACACACGGTATGACAACCAATACTTGGTATCATTTAGCATTCGTAAGATATAGTAATAATTTATATCTATATGTAGACGGAGTTCAAAAAGGCACCGCAGCTTATTCAAGTGCAGTAGGCACAGGTGCAACTACTTATATTGGATGTGAAACTGGTCAAGGAGCTTTTTTAAACGGTTATATTGACGATTTAAGAGTAACCAAAGGTGTAGCTAGATATACTAGTAATTTTACACCGCCTACTACACAATTTCCTGATAATACAGGACTAACGCAATATGCAACCAAATATGTTGGTTTGATTGGTGGTTTAAATGATAAAAGTGTAGATTATGGTGTGCAGAAGTTGAGTGATAGTTCGCTTAAAGTGGTAAAGATGAGTCAAACCACATCACCATTTCCAAGTGGTTCATTGAGCAGCAGTGTGGATAGGGTGTATGTGAATGTGTTGGACTATAATAAAGTAAATGTAACCAGCAGTTATGCTGCAAATGCTTTGACTGCTAGTTATTCTTTAAATGCAAGTGGGGGCGGAACTGGCGAATCGTTTCATCCATTTTTGTTGGCGTAAAACAAAATGTAAAAAATATATATAGAATATGGCAACAGTTTATAAAATTTTAGGACAATCAAATCCGGCTTTAACATCGAGTGTTGATTTATATACTGTACCCGCTGGTAAATCCACAGTGTGTTCAACATTAAATATTGCAAATTTAGCTGCTACCAATGGAACATTTAGAATTTCGGTGGTACCATCTGGATCATCATTGCAAGCAAAAAATTATTTAGCATATAACACTGTAGTACCAGCAAACGATAGTATATCATTAACTATAGGAATGACGTTGGGTCAATATGATAAAGTAAAAGTATACGCATCGTCAATTAGTCAATCATTCAATTTATTTGGTACAGAAATAAGTTAATATGAATGTAAAAACATTAAGCACTTCAAGATACAACAGTACTAATGCTGTTAATCCTGTTTTAGTTGGTAGAAGTCAAGGTAATCCTGCCACTTCCGCAACACAATTAGCAAATTTCGGCGTTTCGACTGATGGTAATTATTTTATATTAATTAATTCAATAAGTACAGAATGTTACGTGAATTTTTCATTAAATGGTGGGCCGTACATATTAATAATGACTACTTCAGGTGCAGGTTCAACATATGGTTATGATTCAACCGTATGGACAGATACAACAGGAGGAATAATCACAGCATTAAATCCAACTAGTGCCAGTAATCAAGTTCATACAGCTTTTTATAATACATCAACAACTAGAACTGCTTTAGCATTATATCAAAATACAAATTCATATTTACATTATTTAGACCATTCAAGTTATACTGCTAGAGCATTAGCAAATGGCGTTATAAGCATTCCTACTGCAGTAACGCCAAACGGAACAACTATTGCAGGAGGTAATTTAATTCCACCATCAAGTGCAGCTAGACCTGGCGGATGGGGCGCCGCTATTATAAGTGCAGGTTTTAGTGCTATGAATTGGGGTTCAACTTTTTATAGATACGGTTGGCAACACGGAACGCCGGACCCCACAGTGTTTGGTTATTGTAGATTTGGTTGGACTGCCGATCAAGATTCAAGTGATAGTAGAGATAGAATGATAGGCATTGGAATTAAAAATGCAGGAGGTGGACCTATTGGAAATGTATCATATAGTGCTGGCTATACAGATTATGCTGGTTCAACGAGTAATACATTAAGAGCTTGGTTATATATTGCTAATTAAATACATAAATAATTTATGCCATTACTAAAAATATTACCATCTTTAATATCTCAAGGATCTTTTACAGGATCTTTCAGTGGCACAGGCAGTTATGCTCGCAGAGCACTAACAGCTAGTTATGTATTAGGTGGAGCAGCTGGTTCATCAGGCACAAGTGGCGCAAATGGTACAAGTGGTAGTAGCGGAAGTAGCGGTGCAAATGGCACTTCAGGTTCATCAGGTAATAGTGGTACGAGTGGATCATCTGGTACTAGTGCCACTGCTGGTAGTAGCGGCACCAGTGGTGTAGGTTCTCCAGGCACTAGTGGGTCTAGTGGATCTAGTGGAACATCAGGATCCAGTGGAAACAGTGGTACAAGCGGTAGTAGTGGTGGTACAGGCAGTAGTGGCACTAGTGGAGCTGGATCGCCAGGTAGTAGTGGCAGTAGTGGAACCAGTACCACTCCAGCTTTATCGTTGGGTCAAACTTATATAGGAAATGGTAGTACTACCACTTATGCTTTATCACAAAGTGTAGCTAATCGTGATCAAATATTGGTAAATGTAGATGGTGTGTTGCAAGGTAGAAGTGGTAATTATTATACTGTAAGTGGTACCACATTAACTTTAAGCTCCCCACCACAAAATGGTAGCATCATTGATATACGTTATATTAACGGCGGAAGTGGAATTGTCACAACAGGTAGCTTAGCCAAGCAAACCATATTGTATAATGTAGTCTCAGGTAGTCAAAACGTAATTACCGGCTTAAATTTAAGCGGTAACAAGTGGAATGTAAATGTAATTGAAGAATGGGATGCTGTAGTTGTACCAGGTGATCAATATTACAACAGTTGTAGTTTATTGATGCACTTTAATGGTACAAATGGTAGTACCACTATGACAGATAATAGTAAAAATAACTTTACTGTTACTTCAGTCAATGGCGCAGCCATAAGCACTGCACAAAGCAAATTTGGCGGTGCTAGTGTATATTTTGATGGTACAAATGATTATCTTTCTGTACCAGATAATGAATCTTTAGAACCAGGTACAAATAATTTGACTTGGGAGATGTGGATAAAAACTACAAGTGGTGTTCAATACGCTACTCTTTATTCTAGGATGCCGGATAGTTTCACCAGTGGTATGTGGTCGCTGATGATAAATGCTGCATCAAGTACTGCAGGTGATATTGCATTATATGTGGCTGATTATTCAAATGTTACACCTCTGTTATTAACAACAGCTGTAAGTATTAGAGATGATGTATGGCATCATATTGCTATAGTAAGAAATGGTAGTGCTTGGGTGTGCTATGTTGATGGAACATCTCGTGCGACAGGCACTTTTAGCGGTGGTATCAGTAATCTTAGTTCTGGCGCCAGAATAGGGGCGGACCAATTTTATGGTAGATATTTTATTGGTTATATTGATGAATTGAGAATAACCAAAGGTGTAGCTAGATATACCAGTAATTTTACACCTCCAAATTCTCAATTTTATAATAATGTTTCTACATATCAATCACTAACAAAATATATAGGTACAGTAGGCGGATTGAATGATGCAAATGTAGATTATGGTGTACAAAAATTGAGTGATAGTTCGCTTAAAGTGGTAAAGATGACTGTTCCTAGCAATCCACCGAGTGGATCTTTGAGTGCTAGTATTGATAGAGTATATGTGAATGTGCTTGATTATAATAATGTAAGTGTAACTAGCAGTTATGCTACAAATGCTTTAAATTCGATCAATTCATTAGATATACCCAAAATAAAGTCAATTATATATACAAACAGTAGTTATACCCCAACCACAGCATCAGCTATAGATTTATTCAAACCCAATACCAGTTACATTACTATATCAGGCAGTAATTTTAAGCCCAGTGCATCTATATTTATAGATAATACGTCTGGATCAGTGGTTACATATGTGAATAGCAACAAACTTAATGTGAATGTAATTTCAAAAAATGAAGGTACTTATCCAATATATTTGATGAATACTGATGGTGCATCTGCATTTAAAATAAACGCTATAACATATATTACCAGCCAAGACCAATTTCAATATTTGGTTTTAGCAGGTGGAGGCGGCGGCGGAATTGCACACGCTGGTGGTGGAGGTGCCGGTGGTTTTCGTACCGGGTCTTTAGGTTTGAATCGATCTGTACCATACACTATTTCAGTTGGATCAGGAGGATCTAGCTCACCATCTAGATCCGTAAATGGAACAAACGGAGGAAACAGTGTATTTGCATCAATTACATCGACAGGTGGCGGCGGAGGAGGATCTGAATACAAACCGGCTAACCCAGGCGGTTCAGGTGGAGGTGGTGCAACCCAGGGTGCTGGTGGATCTGGAACTGTGTCTCAAGGTAATAATGGTGGAGCTGGTAGTCCTACTAGTCCGCCATATGCTGGTGGTGGTGGAGGTGGGGCTGGTGCTATTGGCGGAAGTTATACTCCTGGTTCAGGGGGTAATGGTGGAAATGGACTTATATCTAATATTTCAAGCACTCCAATATATTATGCTGGCGGCGGAGGCGGCGGTGTATATGGTGGTTACGCTGGTATCACCAATCGTGGAGCAGGTGGTCTAGGCGGAGGTGGAAATGGTAACTATGGAAATGGAAACGGATCTGCGGGCGAAGCATCACGCGGAGGAGGTGGAGGTGGCGGCGGATATCCAAATGAAAATGGATATAATGGTGGATCAGGTATTGTAATTGTAAAATATTTATCTAGTAGAACTTTAACAATTGGGGTGGGTTTGACCTCATCGACTGTTATTACTGGGAGTTATAAAATTACTACGTTTACAGCTGGTTCAGACACAATAACAATTTCTTAAAAATATGGCACATTACGCATTTTTAAATGAAGATTATGTAGTTACCGAAGTGATTGTCGGTAAAGACGAAAGACTTTTTGATTGGGAAAATTATTATACAATTAAAAAGGGACAGATATGTAAACGAACTAGTTATAATACTAAAGGGGGTATATATTATAATTCAATAACAAATTTACCAGATGGCGATCAATCTAAAGCATTTAGAAAAAATTTTGCTGGAATTGGATTTAAATATGATATGAACTTAGATGCATTCATACCACCGCAACCATATCCAAGTTGGATATTAAACGAACAAACCTGTAATTGGGAATCACCCATACCATATCCAAATGACGGAAATATATATAATTGGGATGAAACAACACAATCTTGGAAATTAATTTCGGAATAATATGTCATTATTAAAAATACGACCATATCTAATTAATTCAGGTTCATTCACAGGATCCTTTAGTGGTACAGGCAGTTATGCTCGTAGAGCACTAACAGCTAGTTATGTATTGGGAGGCGCAGCTGGATCCAGTGGCACAAGTGGCGCAAATGGTACATCAGGCACTTCAGGTGCAAGTGGATCAAGTGGAAGTAGCGGTTCAAGTGGATCAAGCGGTACAAGTGGAGTGGGTTCGCCAGGCACCAGTGGTACAGCCGGTAGTAGTGGTGTAAGCGCAACTGCAACATTGCAAACTGGTAGTATTGTGAAACAAACACTTTGGACCAATGTAACTTCAGGTAGTACAAATACTATAACTGGACTAAGCTTAAATAGCAACAAGTGGGATGTAAGCGTGGTGGAAGAATGGGATGCTGCAACATTGGATCAGTACTATAATAGTTGTAGCTTATTATGTCATTTTGATAGTTTGAATCCCGCAGGAAGATTTATTGACAATAGTAGAAACAATTTTACAGTTACTTCTAATGGAGATTCTAGATTAAGCACTTCACAATATAAATTTGGCGGTGCAAGTGCATATTTTGATGGCACGGCTGATAATCTTCTGATTAACTATAACACCGCACTACATTTATCGGGCGACTTTACAATTGAAGTTTGGTTTTATCCGATTACTTTAAATGGTGGAATGATTTTAAATTTTGCAGGTGGATTGAATATAGCTTGGGCAAGTTACGAATTGGTTAATAACACAGATGGTATTAATTTCGCCGGTAGTTCTGCGAATAATGGATATGATATTGGTTCTGAAACAGGTGCTACTGGAAGAATAGGAACGGTTAGTGTAAATACTTGGAATCATATAGCAGTTACTAGACAGGGAAATGTATATAGAGGATATATTAATGGGGTTCAAGGTTATACACAAACTTTGGCACTAACTCCATATAATCCAAATGCGAGAGGATTAGCAATAGGTAGTAATTATGCTAATACTTGGGGTGTTACACCAGTAGTTGTTTTAAATGGATATTTAGATGAATTAAGAATTACCAAAGGCGTAGCAAGATATACCAGTAATTTTACACCTCAAAATTCGCCGTTTCCAAATTCAAGAAATCAAGTGCTTACAAAGTATGTAGGTTTGGTGGGCGGTATTGATGACAAGTATGTAGATTATGGTGTACAAAAGTTGAGTGATACTTCGCTTAAATTGACTAGGTTAACTTATCCAAATCAGCCGTTAATTGGTAGTGGGTCTTTAAGTGGTAGTGTGGATAGGGTATATGTCAATGTGCTTGATTATACTAGAGTGAGTGTGACCAGCAGTTATGCTAGAAATGCTTTAACTGCAAGTTACATATTGGGTGGTGGTGCAAATGGTAGTAGCGGTACAAGTGGTGGTTCTGGTTCGTCAGGATCAAGTGGTACAAGTGGAAACAGTGGTACGAGTGGATCATCTGGTACTAGTGCCACTGCTGGTAGTAGCGGCACCAGTGGTAGTAGTGGATCAAGTGGAACTGCTGGTAGTAGCGGCACCAGTGGTAGTAGTGGATCAAGTGGAACTGCTGGTAGCAGTGGATCTAGTGGAAGTAGCGGTACAAGTGGAGTGGGTTCGCCAGGCACCAGTGGTACAGCCGGTAGTAGTGGTGTAAGTGGTACTGCAACACTGCAAACAGGTAGCATTGCGAAACAAACACTTTGGACCAATGTAACTTCAGGCAGCACAAATACTATAAGTGGATTAAGCTTGAGCAGCAACAAGTGGGATGTAAGCGTTGTGGAAGAATGGGATGCTGCAACATTGGATCAATATTATAACAGTTGTAGCTTATTATGTCACTTTGATAGTTTAAATGCAGCGGGAAGATTTATTGATAATAGTAGAAACAATTTTAAGATAACATCAAGCGGCAATGTTACGGTAGATAATAATATTTATAAATTTGGTGGAGGCAGTGGATTATTTGATGGTACAGGAGATTACTTAACAACTACAAGCAATTCTAGTTTTGGATTTGGTACAGATGATTATACTATTGAAGCTTGGATATATCCTACAGCAATTCGTAATGGTGAAAATTTAATTTACGCCACAGATGTTACAGGGGGTACGACTTTTGGATTTAATCAAACCCAAGTTTATATTGGTGCTAGAGCAGTAGCGTATGATTTGCAAGTTACTTATACAGTAGTTGCAAATACTTGGACGCATTTAACAGCGACAAGACAAAGTGGAACTGTTAGAATTTTTGCAAATGGTAATTTAATTTCATCTGGAACTGTTACTCGTAATTGTCCTCAAGGTCCTGGTGCTATCGGAGATTATCCATCTTTAACTGGTAATGGAGTAACAGGATATATTGATGAAGTTCGTGTAACGAAAGGTGTTGCAAGATATACCAGTAATTTTACCCCTCGAAATTCACCATTTCCAAATTCAAGAAATCAAATATTAACCAAGTATGTGGGTTTGGTGGGCGGCATTGATGATAAATATGTGGATTATGGTGTGCAGAAATTGAGTGATACTTCGCTTAAATTGACCAGATTAACTTATCCAAACCAGCCTTTAATTGGCAGTGGGTCTTTAAGTGGTAGTGTGAATAGAGTGTATGTGAATGTATTGGATTATACTAGTGTGAGTGTAACTAGTAGTTATTCATTATTATCTAAGACCGCAAGTTATGCTTTAAATGCTTCTGGTGGCGGTGGTAGTACATTAAGAACAGGTAGTTTGTATCCTATAACTGCTAGTTGGTCACGTAGAGCTGTTACGGCTAGTTATGCTTTAAATGGTGGTACTGCTCTTGTAAATCAGACGATGCGATATATCAGTGGTAGTAATTTATATACTTTAAGCCGAAGTGTAGTTTCCCCAAGTGATGTGTTGTTGAGTGTAAATGGTATTATACAAACTCCCACAACTGATTATACTGTAAGTGCTAGTAGTGTTACATTTACTGAAAGTTATCCTTCGGGTAGTAAAATTAATGCTAGATATTTGGTAACTGCTACAAATAGTAGTGATGTTAATTTAGCCAATATAGTATTGACAGGCACAACAACTGGTGATGCTTATTATCCACAAGTTGCTGCATTGTTACACTTTGATGGTGTAAATGGTAGTACCACTATAACAGACAATAGCAAAAATAACTTGGCTGTTACTTCAGTTAATGGTGCGTTTATTAGTACTGCGCAAAGCAAATTTGGCGGTGCTAGTGTATTTCTTGACGGTACAAATGATTATGTTTCTGTAACAAATAGTACAGATTTTGATTTTGGTGCTGGAGATTTTACGATTGAATATTGGGAATACAGAACAGTAAGTACTATATACAAACCAGTACTTTCTAGAAATAATAGTAGTTATCCTCCATATATGATTGGGTGGAGTGACACTGGTAATGTTTATTTCTATTCAAGTGCAGATGGAGCTAGTTGGAATGTTGCTAGTGCAGTAAGTATGGGTTCTATAATAACAAATAGTTGGACACATTATGCAGTAACTCGACAAGGAAATACTTTTAGAACATTTCAAAATGGCACGCAAATTTCTACATTTACATCAACAGCTACATTACCAGCGGGAGCAGCAGCATTATTAATAGGTGTATATGCAAGTCTTACTTATTTTTTCCAAGGTTATATAGATGAATTAAGAATTACTAAGGGTTATGCAAGATATACCGGTAATTTTACGCCATCTACCACTGCATTTTCTAATACAGGTGGTGATGTAGGTAAAGCGTTGGTAGTAAATAGTACTGCTACAGGTGTTAGTATTGGTACCGCTGGTTTTAATTTAAATTCTAGCAATATTAATCGTATTATTAATGGTGCTATGGCAGTTGACCAAAGAAATGCTGGTGCAGCTCAAACAATTACTGCTGCGGCTGCATTAGCTTATACAGTGGATAGATGGTATGCATATTGTACTGGGGCTAATGTTACTGGACAACGAGTTGCTGGTACTGGTAATAATCAATTTGCTTATAGATTTACAGGTGCGGCGAGTGTTACTGCGATTGGATTTGGACAAAGAATAGAAGCGGCTAATAGTATTGATTTGGCAGGATCTACTGCAACACTTGGTGTAGATTTGGCTAATAGTTTATTGACCAGTGTAACTTGGACAGCTTATTATGCTAATACTGCGGATACATTTGGTACATTGGCAAGTCCAACTAGAACACAAATAGCTACGGGTACATTTACTGTAACTAGTACATTGACTAGATATAGCGCACAAATATTTATTCCATCTGCGGCTATTACAGGCGTTGAAATTGTATTTAGTGTTGGTGCTCAAACATCTGGTACTTGGACTATAGACAATGTTCAATTAGAAGCAGGTCCATTAGCAACACCATTTGAAAGACGATTGTTTGGTTTGGAACTATTATTATGTCAAAGATATTTTGTATCTATAAATGGATCTACAGGGACAGGTAGCGAATTTGGTACTACATCCGCATACATAAAATTGCCATTATCTACTTGGATGAGGACAGATAATCAAACAGTTACATTATCGACAGGAAATTCAATTTCAATTAATTTGTTTGGTGTTGGAACTTCAACTACATCTACTTCTAATGTTACAATTACTGCAAATAGGGCCGGTATAATTTTTAATATTAATACACTGTCACCATCCCAGGGAGCTACTGGCACACCTGCAGAAATTTTAGGAACTGTTTCTGTTTCATCTGAATTATAAAAATATATGGCAACCAAACCTTTTTTATCACAAATCGCAGTACCTGTTGGAACAACAACAGGTGATGTTTATTATCCACAAACCAGCTTATTGATGCATTTTAATGGTACAAATGGTAGTACCACTATGACAGATAATAGCAAAAATAATGCTACGGTTACTGCGGTCGGTAATGCTCAATTAAGTACAGCTCAAAGTAAATTTGGTGGTACTAGCTTATATCTTGACGGTACAGGAGATAGATTGACTATAGCATCTCCTACGCCAGATTTTTCCTTTGGTACTGACGATTTTACGATTGAAACTTGGGTATATAAAACAGTTGCATCCACCGCAGCAGTATTGGATGCTAGAGCAACAGCCGATGCGATTCCTTGGATAGCGATAATAAATAGCAGCAATTTTCCTTATTTTTATGATGGCACACAATATGTTTCAACTGTACCAATTACATTAAATTCTTGGGTTCATTTGGCGTGGGTAAGAACATCAGGAGTCTTAAAAATATTTGTTAATGGTATACAGGGTTATTCTGCGGCATATACTGTTAATTTAAACAGAACTGCGGGACTTATAATAGGTGATACTTTATCTGGAAATGCTTATGCGGGTTATATAGATGAATTAAGAATTACTAAAGGTATAGCTAGATATACCAGTAATTTTACGCCACAAACAACACAATTTTTAGATAGTGCTGGTGATGCAAATAGTAGTGTAGTGGTTAATAGTACTGCAACAGGATTTGCAATAGGAACAGGTGGTATAAATGGCGCACAATTAGCAAAAGCTTGGGTCAACTTTAATGGAACAGGTACTGTAGCTATAAGAGATAGTTATAATGTAAGCAGCATAACAGATTTAGACACTGGTAATTATCGGGTAAATTTTTCTTCAACTTTTTCTACAATTCCAACTGTAGTAGCGTCTACGAGTAATGAAGCAGCAAATAGTAATTTTGGTGTAAATGTAAATTCACATACAACTTCTACAGTACAGATATATTGCATAGAAAACGGAATCCCCACAGATAAATCTGTAGTTTCTGTAATTGTATTTAGAAATTGAAATTAACTATATATAATAGTATGAGTGAAAAACGAATAATATACCCAACGGAAAATGGTGGAGTTGCTATAATAATTCCATCCATAAGTGCAAAAAATTCCAATGAAACATATGATGAATTTATTGAACGAATTGCTGCAAAAGATGTACCCGCAGGAACATCATATAAAATTGTGCCAGTAGAAGATATACCAACAGATAGAACATTCAGAAACGCCTGGGAATATCCAACAGATACACTATAATATTATGATAACCATAAACCTTGATAAAGCCAAAGAAATACAAAAAAATAGATGGAGAACCGCGAGAAAATCTATCTTAGAAAAATTAGATACAGAATTTATGCGTGCGGTTGAAACTGGTGATACTGTTAAACAACAACAAATCGCAGCTAAAAAACAAGCACTAAGAGATGTTACAACCACCGATTTATCGTCCGTAACTACACCAGATCAATTAAAAACAATTTGGCCAAGTATATTAAACGAATCATAATTTATGTACTATAGCCCACGAATAGTCACAAGCGGTTTGGTATTGGCACTAGATGCAGCTGAACGTCTTAGCTATCCTCGCACAGGCACAACGTGGCGAGATTTAAGTGGTAATAATAATAATTTTTCATTAATTAACGGACCCACATTTAGCGCTGCTAATATGGGGGGGATAGTATTTGATGGCACAGATGATTATTTACTAATTAGTTCTTTGGTTTGGAATTATAATGCGGATTTTACAATACAATTTTGGTTTACTCCATCTTCACTTGGTGGTGCAAATGGTTATGGCCTTTTTTTTAATGGAAGCACTGGTTCAAATACAAACAGAGTTCAAATAGCTGGTAATTCTGATGGTTCTGTTTCTTTAGTTACAGTTGGTAGTACTGTAGGCGATGCATTTACAAGTGCTGCTGGGTTAGTTACTGTAGGAAATTGGTATAATTTTGCTGCGGTTCGTAATAGTGGCGTAATAACTGTTTATCTAAATGGTGTTTCGGTTGCATCTGGAAATGTAAATTATGCTGTATCTCAACAAAGTAATTTATATGTTGGATTTATAAGAAGTAGTGGCGCTCTTTGGTATTTAAATGGTAGAATGTCAAGTATATTAATTAATAATAGATCATTATCTGTAAATGAAGTGTTGCAAAATTATAACGCAACTAAAAGTAGATTTGGTAGATAATTATAGTATATATGTCTGGTATATCAGGACCCAAAATAATTACAAGCGGATGTGTTTTATCACTAGATGCAGCTGATAAACTTAGTTATAAAGGCAGTGGCACCAGTTGGCGTGATTTAAGTGGTAATAACAATATAGCCACACTAAACAACGGACCTACATTTAGTGCTGCTAATATGGGTAGTATTTTATTTGATGGCACAAATGATTATGCTACTATACCGAATAGTTCTATTTTTTACGCACAAAATTTAACAATAAGCGCGTGGGTAAAATTCAATGGGTTTTCAGCTTATAATTGTATAATCTCAAAAGCACAAAATGGTCCTCCGTGGTCAAGTCCATTTTTGTCGTGGTTATTAAGAATAAATAGTAATAATACATTGGAATTTAGTATTGGATCGGCATCGACATACCATCAAACAGCAACATCATACTCATTTTCAACGGGCGTAATATATAATATAGTATCAACTTATAATGGATCGAATATGATTAGTTACATCAATACCTCACTAATCAATTCATCAAATATTGTTGCAACTATAAATTATACAACAAATGATGTGTTGATTGGAGCAGATCAAGGCAGCGTTCCAGCTGGAGAATATATAAGTGGCAATATATATATGACTTCATTTTACAACAGAGCATTATCCGCTTCGGAGGTGTTACAAAACTATAACGCAACTAAAAACAGATTTGGATACTAATTATACTATATGGGAATAGCTAGAGGTCCAAAAATTGTAACAAGCGGAGTGGTATTAGCACTAGATGCTGCTGATAAACTTAGTTATCCTGGCACAGGTACCACTTGGCGAGATTTAAGCGGTAATAACAATACAGGCACTCTTATTAATGGCCCCACATTTAACGCAGCTAATCAAGGAAGCATTGTGTTTGATGGTACTGATGATTATGTAAATTGTGGTAATGGCGCCTCTCTGAAATTAACTTCAGGAACAGTAAATGTGTGGATGAAGACTACTTCTACATCTGTAGTTTATCAAGGTATAGTAGTTAAGGCTTTAAACTACGGGATATATAATTATGGAGGCAATTTACTACTTTACGATTGGGGTACTGGAACTAATAGAAATTCAGGTATATCTATTTCTAATGGAAATTGGAGATTCATTACATTGACGTTTTCTAGCAATTCACCAAACAACGCAACAGTATATATAAACGGTGTGTTAGTATACACAACAACAATGTATAAAACTAGTGATGATTACAATTTAGGTATTAGTACAGGAGGTGATGGAAGTCAACTTTTACCGGGTACTATCGGGGTCGTACAAATATACAACAGAGTATTAAGTGTTACGGAAATATTACAAAATTATAATATTACAAGAGCTAGATACGGATTATAAAATTTATGAGTGAAACAAATGTAACAATATATGAGGATAGAGAATTTATGATATTCAATGTAAGTGAATTGAATCTTGTAGATTTCACTAAAGTAGAAGAAACTTCAATTGATACTGTGAGGCTATCAGTAGATAAAACCAAAACATTTTGTAAATGGGATGGTGCAACACCTGAATTCTTCAACGAAGTGACCACCAAAGAAGGTCCATACACTTATCCAGAAATATTAAATATACTGGCTACACCTGAATGGACAGATCCTAATCCTCCATTCTAACATATTTATCCAATTGGTTTGTAATATGTATATAAACCAATGATATTTAGAGCTACAAATTCAGCGTCGTTTCTATTTAATCCGATCTACCCAGTCTTTCTCACCAGAAAGTATTTGGGTACTCCTCTTTCATTAAATAGACGCAATCTTATTTTCAGAGTCAAAGTAGTTGAAAGTGCAAGTTTAAACCTCACACTAAACTCTGAACTTACTAAATTAGTAGATACAGAATTATCTACCAATAACATAACATTACGTTCAGCTAATGCTATCCCACTATATAATCCAGCTACATTATACAGTTCGGTCAATAATGTATCTAAACAATTATCAATAGGGGATAAAATTGATTATGCACAATCACTGAACAGTGTTGTATACGCAAACGCATCTGTAGAATCAGCTACAGTATTACCCACATTAAATAACACAAGTTTAAAACTTGAAAGTGATCCCGTTTTTAATTCGATTAATGTTTCAAACGTTCAATTAGTTGATCCAAAAATAAATGTTGGTAATCAAAATATAACACTAAATAGTACCGTATATGATACTCCAATATTAAATTCAAGTGTTATATACAATACACTAAACAGTGTAGATCACTACAAAAATCTATCTGATCAAATAATAACAAATATAGCATTAAATGGTTCAAATTATTACACAGATATATTAGATGGTGGTAATACTAATACGTCACTTAACAGTATCACAAATTATAAACCTGATATTGATAATTCAGTTAATAGTGTTAACTTATATAGCATATTACATTTACCATCTCAAATTGATATTGGAAACAATAATTTACAGCTATTTGGATCATCTTATTACACAAATCTATTTGATGCATCGCAAACCTCTGTATCCACAGCTGGTTCACAGTATTATATAGACTATACCGATTTATCTCAAATAGCTGTATCAGTAGCTGGCTCAGAATACTATATTGATTTTTATGATGCGTCACAAACCGCAGTATCCACTGTGGGTTCGCAGTATTATATTAACTATAACGACACATCTAATAATGCATTAGCGGTATTGGGTTCGCAATATTATGTAGACTTTTATGATGCATCTCAAAACGCAATATCTACAGTGGGTTCACAGTACTATGTAAATTTTTATGATGCATCACAAAATGCTGTATCTACGTTAGGATCGCAGTATTATGTTAACTATACTGATTCGTCTAATAACGCATTAACATTAAAATCTTCTGGATATTATATAAATTATGCTGATACATCTAATAATTCATTAGTACTAAAATCCTCTGGGTATTATGTAAATTATAATGATACATCAATTAATACAAGTAATATAATTGGTTTAAACAATTACGCAAACTTTTCTGATATATCCAATAACTCTATAGCTTTAAATGGTTTAAGTAACTATATTAATTTTGGTGATAATTCAATTTCAAATAATGTTTTGGGTAGTTTAAGTCATAATAATGTACAACTTGAAATTGTAAATGAAAATCTCACTATTAGTAGTTTAAATTACAATCAATATGAGATTGATTTGGTTGCGCAAAACAATGGTTTAAATAGTTTACTACTAAAACTATCTGATTATGGTGATAATGTTTCATTTGCAACTTCTTTGAGTTCCATAACATTTGTACCCAACGAATATATCAGAACAGTTACGCAAAATAGCAGTGTATTGACCAATTTGAGTATGTTTCAAGGACCATATTCAAATAATATGACATACAATGTGGCATTAAATAGTTTGAATTATTCAATGACTGAATATGGTAGATTGGTTAATACCACAGACAATTTGCGCAAATTGGTATATGAAGATGAATCTAATAATAAGTTGGTAAATCAATCATCAGACTTAAAATCATTGAAATATGATGATATTAGATTTGAAGTAAATGTTAGTGCAAACAATAGATTATCATCATTACGAAGTGAAAGTAATATAAATAACAAGACAAAATTGTCTGGTTCATTTAAAGATATATCATATACACCTAATATTAGTGAAACTGTATTGGGTTCAAATACAACATTTAGACCATATAGTACCGCTTCAACTGTAACGTTTAATAGTGATTCTCCCACAAATTATGTAAATCAAGTCAATATAGTTTATTATATGAGTGGGGGTAATTTAACACAAAGTATAGTAAATTATGGTGAGGATCTGGCATTTCAAGTAATAGGTAATTCTAATCCTGGTTTATATGTAACCAATTATGATTATAACACACCTTATAGAGCTAGTTTTGTTACAAAAAACTGGCCGGTATATCAATATGATACAGGTTCCAACTGGAAATTACCTGTAATACTCAATTGTTCCAACAATGAAAGAAAAATAAGCGCAACTTCAGGTATTTGGGTAGAAGCAGCATTAGAAGATGGCGGAACATTGGTGGATGAATATGGATTTAGTATAGATATATAATAGTGTTTTAATATTTATTAAAGAATGAGAATAACAGATCTACCACAATTATTTACAGCGTCTATAAACGATTTGCTGTATGTAATTGATGTAAGTGATACAGGCAGCTTTTTTTCTGGGTCGAGTAAAAAGATTGATATCAGTACTCTTTTTTCTTCCCCAAACATAACTGCCAGTTTCTCAAGAAAAGCAATTTCAGCTAGTTACTCTTTATCTTCCAGTTATTCATTTAATGCAACATCAGCAAGTTATGCTAGAAGATCCACAACAGCTAGTTACGCATTAACAGCTAGATCATCAAGTTATGCTCTTAGAACAACCACCGCAAGTTACGCTTTAAACGGTGGTACAAAAATATATACAGGTAGTGTTTATCCAATAACTGCAAGTTGGGCCATAAACGGTGGCACCAAATTATATACAGGTAGTACCTATCCTATAACCGCAAGTTGGGCATTAAACAGTGGTACCAAACTGTTTACATCAAGTACATATCCCATAACTGCAAGTTGGGCAGTAACCGCAAGTTACGCTTTAAATCAAACAACCAGTGGTACATCAGGTACATCGGGAACAGCTGGAAGTAGTGGCACCAGCGGTACAAGTGGTACATCAGGTACCAGTGGAAGTAGTGGATCTAGCGGTAGTAGTGGTAGCAGTGGAAGCAGTGGTTCATCTGGTACAAGTGGCACAAGTGGATTAACAGGCTCAAGTGGTACTAGTGGTACAAGCGGAAGTGATGGTACAAGTGGAACATCTGGCACAAGTGGCGTAAATGGAACAAGTGGCAGTAGCGGAAGCAGTGGTAGTAGTGGATCTAGCGGTACCAGTGGTACAAGTGGATTGGAAGGCGGTAAAACGTTTGTAGTAAATTCACCTGGATTTTATTATACTTTTAATAATATATCCGGTAGTAATCCAACCATCACCGTAGTACGTGGATTAAAACACTATTTTAATCTTACATCTGTATCATCAACACATCCGTTTGCTTTAAGATTGTCAAATGGTGATACATCTGTTGTGCCAGGAACAACAAATAATGATCCTGTAAATGGAGCTTACAATGTTACAATAATATATGATGTTCCACTGAATGCGCCGAACAGTATAGTTTATCAATGTGCAAATCATAGTTCTATGATTGGTACAATCAACATAGTAGATACAAATGGCACCAGTGGTACTAGCGGAACAAGTGGTACTACTGGAAGCAGTGGTAGCAGTGGTCAAAGCGGAACAAGTGGAAGTAGCGGTAGTAGTGGAACAAGTGGTACCGCTGGAAGCAGTGGCAGTAGTGGTACAGGTGGATCAAGCGGTACATCAGGCAGTGACGGTACAAGTGGTACCAGTGGCACTTCTGGAGTTAATGGTACAAGTGGTAGTAGCGGATCAAGTGGAAGTAGTGGTACAGGAGGAAGTAGTGGCACCAGTGGTACTGCAGCTACTGCTGGTACGAGTGGTGAAACATTTGGTACAAGCGGTACAAGTGGATCTAGTGGTACAAGCGGTAGTAGCGGTACCAGTGGATCTAGTGGTAGTAGCGGAAGTAGTGGTAGTAGTGGAAGTGGTGGTAGTAGTGGTACTGCGGCTACTGCCGGTACAAGCGGTGAAACATTTGGTACGAGCGGCACAAGTGGATCTAGTGGAACCAGTGGCGCTACTGGTACCAGTGGTACTAGTGGTCAAACTGGTACAAGCGGAAGCAGTGGATTTAGTGGAACTAATGGTAGTAGTGGAAGTAGTGGTGAAACTGGAAGTAGCGGATCTAGTGGAAACAGTGGTACTCTTTTAATAACAGGAAGCACATATCCAATTACTGCTAGTAGAGCTATAACTGCTAGTTATGCTTTAAATGCTACCGGTGGTGGTAGTTCACTTTATACTGGAAGTAGTTATCCTATAACTGCAAGTTGGGCACTGTATGTGGTAAATGGTACGAGTGGCACTGCTTCATTGAATTTAACAAATATAACTCGTAGTGGTAATGGTAGTGGATCTGTTTTTAATTTAAATAATAGTACATTTACCGGCACAAATTCATTGGTATTTCTTGGCGGTATTACTTTAAATAATGGTATTGATTATACACTCAGTTCAGGTATATTGACATTTACTTCGCCACCACTATTAAATGAAGAAATACACGTTGTTAAATTTACTGGCGGTGGTGCAAACGGTACAAGTGGCACCAGTGGTATAGTTGGTATTGCCAATGCGCAAACATTTACAAGCAATGGTATTGCTACACAATATGCGCTTACACAAAGTGTAGTGCGTAGTTATGACATCATAGTTGCTATTAATGGTGTGGTTCAAAATTACAGTTCAAGTTATACTATAACTGGATCTACACTTACATTGGCATCAGCCCCACCATTAAATTCAAAAATTGATGTTAGATTTTTAGGTAGTGCGGCTGGAGGAGGTGGTGGAGGAGGTGGAACTAACGGAACAAGTGGTAACAGTGGAACTAACGGAACAAGTGGTGAAAATGGCACAAGCGGTACTAGCGGATCAAGTGGTGCCGACGGAAATAATGGTAGTAGCGGTTCGAGTGGTGAAAATGGTTCAAGTGGAACAAGTGGCAGTAGCGGCACAAGTGGTGAAAATGGTTCAAGTGGAACAAGTGGTGAAAATGGTTCAAGTGGAACAAGTGGCAGTAGCGGCACAAGTGGTGCTGCTTTAATAACTGGAAGTACATATCCAATTACAAGCAGTTGGGCACTTAGATCTATTACTGCGAGTTATGCATTGAATGGAAGTGGTGGGGGTGGTTCATCTTTACAAACAGGTAGTACTTATCCAATTACTGCAAGTTGGGCACGTAGAGCTATTACTGCAAGTTATGCTTTAACTTCTGCTGGAGGTGGAGGTGGATCTTCTTTACAAACTGGCAGCACTTATCCAATTACAAGTAGTTATGCTACTTTTGCGATAAACATTGCGGGTAGTATTATTGTATTATCCGGTTCTGTTATAAATTGGAACAATCCAACATATGAAAAAAATGTTTCTACTGGCGAAACTTATACATTTACAAATGTAACTACTGGCAGTTCAATCGTGGTTATACTAAACAATACAGGTAGTAATAGTATATTGGCTACATTTCCTAATAGTGTTAAATGGGCCAATACTTTGCCACCCACAAACATATTATCAAACGCAACTTCAATTTATACATTTGTAAGAACTAGATTATATGTTCTGGGTAGTAGCACTGAAAACTATCAATAGTATGTTATATGCCTATATCAAGAATAACCAGAAATAGTCTAGTATATGCCAATAACAAAACTCAAAACATTGAGTCCAGACTCTTTGGCCTACCACTTTCATCAGGCTCGTTTTATTTACAAAATAGCCAATCACTATATCTACAAGATTTAAGCGGTACATATGTACTAGAATATCCCGCCGCAATCGCTTTATCTTATAACAGTTACTATAATAAATTTACAGCTGATAGATCCACTCAAAATAACAACCTCAGAATACGTTATTATGCTAGCGAAAGCAAAGCTACTGGCGATTTTGGTTATATACTATATCAAAATAGTAGATCAATGTATGCCCAAGCTATTCCTGACATTTATTTGCTTGAATATTCATCTACTTCCAGTTTATTAAATGATACAGGCTCAAATACATTATCATTAAGAACACGTTATTATGTCAGCGAAAGTAAAGCAGTCGGTGACTTTGGTTACATACTATATCAAAATAGTAGATCAATGTATACTCAAGTTATTCCTGACATTTATTTGCTTGAATACGCATCCACTTCCAGCTTGTTAAGTGACACAGGCTCAAATGCTTTATCATTAAGAACACGTTATTATGCGAGTGAAAGTAAAGCTTTATCTAGTGTTGGTTCAATTTTATATCAAAATACTAGATCTGTATATTTGCAAGATGGAACTAGTTTGCTCTTGTTGTACGATGGTGATGTTGTACCAGTAGGCACATCCGCTAGTTTACAAGAAACTGGTTCAAGTGTTCTTACATTTCGTATCAGATATTATACCAGTGAAAGTAAAGCATCAAGTATATATCTTGGCTATCAAAATGACAGAGCTGTATATTTGGAGAACACAGCAAATCCATTTGTAATAGAATATAGTGGTACAAGCAGTTTATTGACTGATACTGGTTCAAATGCTTTGTTGTTTAGAACACGTTATTATACTAGTGAAAGTAAAGCGTCAAGTATATATCTTGGATATCAAAATGATAGAGCTATATACTTGGAAAATACTGCAAATCCATTTGTAATAGAATATAGTGGTACAAGCAGTTTATTAACTGATACCGGATCAAATGATTTGTCACTTGTTACACGTTATTATATTAGTGAAAGTAAAGTGGATGTTACTTATTTGGGATATCAAAATGACAGAGCTATATACTTGGAAAATACTGCAAATCCATTTGTTATAGAGTATACTGCCACAAGTAGTTTATTGACTGATACTGGTTCAAATGATTTGTCACTTGTTACACGTTATTATATTAGTGAAAGTATTGCTGCATCTAGTAGTTTTCTGGGTTATCAAAACGATAGATCTATATATTTGGAGAATTTGGCAGATGTATTTGTTTTGGAGCCATAATAAAATAAAGTATATAATATAATGTTCTTTATATTTATAAACAGAAACAGTAATTTTATAAAATGTCAACAGGAATAAACAACAATATTGATTGTAAATTGCAAGGCAAAGTTCGTGTTGTGGTTATGGAAAAAGACAAAATCATACACGACACTGGTGAAATAAAAAATATGATCACCAATCAAGGTATGGATGAAGTTGCAAATAGACCATTTGCTGAATTATTCGCTTGTTGTGCAATTGGAACTGGAACTGCTGATACCAAAAAAACCAATGTTCCCATAACTGGTTCCATAACATCAGGCAATGGTTTTGATATTAATTTAAGAGGTAGTGTTTCTCGTAGATCTGGATCATTGGTAACATTTCCCAGAACAAGTCCGTCATTTCCTATATCAGGCAGTGTTATCAGAGCCAGTGATGTGGGCAATATTATTAAAATAAATAATGATAATACTTTTAGAATAAGAGAGCAAACTGGTATTAATACAGCCAGAAGTTGTAGTGTGTTAAATATTGATGGTACCGTGCCAACAGGATCATCCAGTGATAATAATTATACTATATTTTTTACTAATCAAGTGAGTATGTCAAATGAAACACAAAGATGTGGTAGAACATCAGATGGTAATAACTTTCCTGCTGCATCAGGCAGTTATGGCACAAATTGTAATAGTCAAATTTATAGCAGCGGTATAATTCACAGTCGTCAATTTAATTTTTCAACCGCATTGGTTGATGACACAAATACAATCACTGAAGTTGGCTTGAGTTGGTTACCATTTTATAGAAGTCCAGCATTGTTTAGCAGAATTCGTTTGACCGAAGGCAGTGCTGGTAATGCGATACCTGCTGTATTGGCTGGACAAAACGTTGTTGTATATTATTCACTAAACGTCGGTATGTCGCCTACCACAGCTACAACTGGTTCTGTTAATATAACTGGTAGTAACAAAGGTGGTAATTCTCAAATGAATCTTTATGGATTGAGTAAAGTAAGTAGCAGCGGACTAACAACTTATTTTGATGGTGGATTACACGGCAATGAACCATATTATTTTAATCAAAGAAGTAGATACGGACTACCCGATACAGTTTTTAGACCACTGTATATATTTACATCTGCAACTGACACTGCAAGTCCTACGTGGGGTACAAATATAACTAGAAATAGTAGTTTTGTCACCAAATCAATTGATAAAACACCTGTGTATAGTAGAGTATATCCCACAAGCAGTTATGGTTATACATTAACCAAAGTGGCTACATTCAATGATACTGAATCTATAAATGCAACTTGGAACAGTTTTGGCGTGGGTGTACATACAGCTAGTAATTTGATGTCATTTGTATTTGGTGCTACTCAAAATAAACAAAATGGATATTTGTTAGCAATATCTCAATCGTTTACTTGGAATAGAATATTTTAATATTAATAGTTATAAGTTATATGCCACAACCAATATCACAATTAGCAGACTATACAACAATAACAGGATCCGCATTTGTGCCTATTATTGATGTTAATGAAACAGTATCATCGAAAAACAAAAAGATTAGTATAGACGATTTGAGAAAAACTTTCTTTAAAAGTGGAGTTCTTCTTTCATCTTCTTTCACAGAACATACGCCGGGTTTTTATTATTTTGGTGACAATCGTGATGGTCGTCTTAACTTAACAGGCTCCATAACCAACGTCAGAACTTTTGTAAGCAGATCGTTCGCAAGCACTCAAGATGGACCACCTGTAATCAAGAACTTTAGTTCGTTGTTTATTTCCCGAAGTGTGGTGGTGAGTCCAACCAACAGATGTAGAGGAATGTTGATATTTGTGGATGGCGATGCAACCATCAGTGGTAGTATTAGTATGACAGCTAGAGGAGCGAGGTTTACTGGAAGCGACGCTTCCTTCACAACAATTAATCCGCCATATTTGGGTGATTACTGGAGTACGCAGTTGTTTCCATCTGCGAGTTATTTGAGCAGAGTATTTGCTGTAGGCGCGAGTGGTGGCCCTGCTGGAGGTGCTACGTCTGCTGGGGGTACAGGCGGTACTGGAATATTGGGAAGAAGTGGTGGTGGTGGTGGAGGTGGTGGCAGTGGTCCTAGCGGCGGCGGAGTAGGAGCAGCCGGTACATCATTTAGTGGAGGATCAGGCGGTGGCGGCGGTGGTCCAACTGTTGGTGGTAGTGCAAATGGATTCGGTGGACGAGGCGGTATAGGATCTAACTTCGGAGCAGGTGGAGCGGGTAACCCTGGGGGAACAAGTCCAGCTGGCAATGCGGGTGCAACTGGCACAGGTGGATTGTTGATATTGATTGTAAGAGGTAATTTGAAAATAGGACCAAATGGATCAATTGTTACAAATGGTAGTGCTGGAGGTAATTTTGCTGGATCTCCATCCCAATCTGGGGGAGGAGGAGGAAGTGGTGGTGGAGTAATATATGTATATTATGGCGGCACTTTAACAAATAATGGTACAATCGTTTCAAATGGTGGAAGTGGTGGAACAGCAGGTCCTACAAATTCATATGCAGGGGGGGCGGGAGGAGCTGGAACTGCGATAATATCAAAACTAAACGTTGCATTTAGTGTAGCAAACTAAATAATTATTTATATGCCTACAAGAATATCAGATTTACCCGAATATACAACAATAACAGCATCAGCATTTATGCCTATTGTTGATGTTAATGAATTAGTAGCTTCCAAAAATAAAAAAATAAGAATTGACGATTTAAGAAAATATTTTTTCACAGGCACAACCACCAGCAGTTCATTCACAGAACATACCCCAGGCTTTTATTACTTTGGCGATAACAGCGATGGACCTCTTAACTTAACAGGCTCCATAACCAACGTCAGAACTTTTGTAAGCAGATCGTTCGCAAGCACTCAAGATGGACCACCTGTAGTCAAGAACTTTAGCTCACTATTCATTTCCCGAAGTGTGGTGGTGAGTCCAACAAATAGATGTAGAGGAATGTTGATATTTGTGGATGGTGATGCAACCATCAGTGGTAGTCTGAGAATGACCGGTAGAGGCGCTTCTGCTGTGGGTGCAGATGCTTCATTTACAACAATAAATCCTCCGTATTTAGGAGATTATTGGAGTGCGCAATTGTTTCCGTCTGCGAGTTATTTGAGCAGAGTATTTGCTGCTGGCAGTGGTGGAGGATCGGGAGGAGGCACAGTCAATGGAAGTGGAAATCCCGGCGTGGCGGGTGGTTTAGGAAGATCTGGAGGTGGCGGAGGAGGAGGAGGAGCCCCCTCAAACACAGGAGGAGCAGGTGCAGCGGGGACATCTTTTAGTGGTGGTTCAGGAGGTGGGGCTGGGTGTGGTAATCCTGTCGGCAATGGATCTGCGGGAACTGCGAATGGTGGTGCTGGAGGAAACGGAGTTACTAATTCTGGCGGAGGAGCCGGAAATCCAAATGGATCGGGTGGTAGTCAAACAGCAAATGGCACAGGAGGATTATTAATATTAATTGTACGAGGCAATTTAAGAATTGGTCCTAATGGTAGTATAACTGCTAATGGTAGTGCGGGTAATTCTGCATTTGCAATTGCAAGTGCTGGAGCAGGTGGTGGAAGTGGAGGTGGGATTGTTTATATATATTATGGCGGTACATTAACCAATAATGGTACTGTAACTGCAAGCGGGGGTAGTGCAGGCGCTCCAAGTCCATTTGGTGGAGGCGCGGGTGCAGCAGGTGGTGCTGGAACTGCGATAATATCAAAACTAAACGTTGCATTTCCAGTAGCAAACTAATATTTAATAATATATGGCAAATAAACGTATAACAGATTTAACCGAAGCAACTTTTGTAAGTGCAAGTAATTTTTATGTTGTGTATGATCCAACAGCTACACAAGATCAAAATGCTGACGGTTATACTGATTTTAATAAAAAAGTAAAACTAAAAAATATTTGTACCCAAGTGAGTCAATCAGCCATCACTTGGTTTGGTACAGGCGCAAATGGTGCTTTAAATACAACTTCTAGTGCTACTTTTACCACCACAAATGATCAAGAAGTATTTGTTAGAAATTTTACATCTCTCACAGTAAATGCTGGTCATACAATGACTGTAAGCAACAGATGTAGAGGATTGTTGATATATGTTGGGGGAGATTGTACTATAAATGGTACAGTAACAATGTCAGGCAAAGGAGCCAACTCGGTTGGAACAGCTGCTCATTATGTATATCAATCTAAAAATTACTATGGCAACTTTATTCCCCAATATCAATTTAACAGCGTAAAATTATATGGATCTGGCAGTGCCGGTGGACCTGCAAATACTGCTGGTAGATCTGCAGGTGAAGGTTATACAGGTGGTGGAGGCGGTGGAGGTGGAACTGGTGGGGCTGGTGCAGCAGGCACCAGTTGGAGTGGTGGATCTGGTGGAGGCGGTGGACCATCTGCAACTGCGGGTGCTATAAATGCCGGTGCTGGTGGTAATGGTACAGCTGCGAATACTGGTGGAGGTGCTGGTAATGGTGGTGGCAGTGCTGGTCCAGGTGGTATAGCTGGTGGTACTGGTACAGGTGGTTTGATTATTTTTGTGGTAAAAGGCACATTTACATTGGGAAATACAGGTGCAATAACTGCAAATGGTGTTGCGGGTGGAAATGGTAGCGCTGGAGGTGGGGGAGGAAGTGGTGGTGGTAGAATTATTATATTATACAATCAAGGATATACAAACAACGGTGGTACTATTACTGCAAATGGTGGAGCTGGTGGAGGAACTGCTCCAACTGCTGGTGGTAGTGGAGGAGCCGGTAGCATAACAATAAGAGAAATAGGAATTTGGTAAAATATTTATAAAGTTATATGGCAATACCATCACAAGCAATATCTCAAATGACTACCTTGGTAGGTAGTAATCGTAATGACAATTGTTTATTTACATTATACAATGCACTAATATCATCTAGTGTTAATCAAAATTTAAAAGCAAGAATAAGTACCCACGAACAATTTTATAGCAACAACAATATTGGTTTAAATCAAGGTACTTATAATAATTACTTCGGTACAGGTGTAGATGGTAGTGTGACCATAAGCAGCAGTGCTCAAATAAGTTCATCCACATCGCCTGCTGGATTAAACAACATTTCCAAAGAACACGGTGATGTAATTGTAAAGAATTATAATAACTTAACCATCAATAGTGGTGTATTATTTAGTCCACTAAGAGCTTGTAGAGGAATGATAATATATTGTACTGGCAATTTGACTGTGAATGGGACTATAAGTATGACAGGTAAGGGTGGTGGCGTAGCTAATAGCATTGCAGCTCCATTGGGAATTGCTACAAGTACCGATTCAAGATATGATTTGGTGGATGCTACATTATATTTCAACAATTTTTCATCAAGCGCCTCTGGTGGCAGAGGAATACCTACGCATTGGAATTGGGCGCCTAGTGGGAGTGTTTGGTTTAGCAATTATAAGATTAGAGTGCCATTGAGTGGAAGTGTAGCTGGTGGTGGTATAGCTACAGCTGGTACTGCTGGTATATTTTGTTGTGGTGGAGGCGGTGGAGGAGCATCTGGTCAAAGTGGTGGACCAGCTGTTGGCAGTTCTGGTGGATCAGGTGGAAGAGGTACAATATTTGCTGGAGGTGGTGGAGGTGGTGGAGGCGGAACTTCGGCTTCTGCTGGTGGAAATGGAATATTTGAAAGAGGAGGTGCTGGTGGTTCTGGCGCACCTAATTCAAATGGTGGCGGTGGAGCAGGTAATCCAGCTGGCCCAGCATCTCCAGGAACAGGTACCGCAGGAGTTGGAGGATTGTTAATTTTAATTGTTAAGGGCAATGTAACGGTAAATGGAACTATAAGTTCAAATGGAGGAGCGGGTGGTTCTGGTAATCCAAACCCATTTGGAGGCGCAGGGGGAGGTGGTGGTAGTGGAGGAGGTAGAATAATTATAACATATGGCGGCACCTATACAAATGTTGGCACTGTTGTTACGAATGGAGGAAATGGTGGTGCAGGAGCTCCTGCATGGACGGCGGGCGGTGCAGGTGGAGCAGGTGCTATAACTATAAGAAAGGTTAATATATAATATTATATGGCTACACAAATATCAAGTTTAACAACACTAGTTAATGGCGTAAACAGTTATGATTGTTTTTTGCCATTGGTAGATCCAACGTTGGCACTAGATTCACGTAATGTTAAAGTCAGAATAAGTACCCACAATGAAATGTTTAGCAACAACTTTGCTGTAGCTAGTTTAAATAGTTATAGTAATTATTTTGGTACAGGCAAAGACGGTAGTGTAACCATAAGCAGCAGTGCACAGATAAGTTCATCCACATCGCCTGCTGGATTAAATAATATTTCCACTCAATTTGGTGATACAATTGTAAAAAACTTTCAAAACTTAACCATCAATAGCGGCGTATTATTTAGTCCGTTAAGAGCTTGTAGAGGAATGATTATATATTGCACAGGCAATTTAACTATTAATGGCACTGTAAGTATGACTGGCAAAGGCGGCGGTGTTGTTAGAAGGATCGCTGCACCTATTGGAATTGCAACAAGTACTGATTCCAGATATGATTTGGTTGATGCTACATTATATTTTAATAATTTTTCATCAAGTACAGCTGGTGGTTATGGAATACCTACACATTGGAATTGGGCGCCTAGTGGAAGTGCTTGGTTTAACAACTATAAGATAAGAATTCCATTGAGTGGAAGTGTGGCTGGTGGCGCAGGATCTACTACAGGCAATGGTACAGGAAATTCCGGTACAGCTGGAATATTTTGTTGTGGCGGCGGTGGTGGCGGCGGAGCAGGCCAGCCAGGACCACCATCTTTCGGATCCGGCGGCGCTGGTGGTCGTGGAACTATTTTTTCAGGCGGAGGAGGTGGCGGAGGAGGAGGTGGTGGTAGTGCAGGTAGTGGTGCAGCTGGTTTATTTGAAGCTGGCGGATCAGGACATCAGCCGAATTCAGGAAAAGGAGGAGGCGGAGCGGGTGATCCAGCAGGTACCAATACTCCTGGATCAGGTTTAGGAGGTACCGGAGTGGGTGGAACCGTTGTTTTTATAGTTAGAGGTAATTTTACAAATAACGGTACTATATCTGCGAACGGTTCATCTGGTGGTTTTGGAAATCAAGCTCCTTTTGGACCTCAAGCTGGTGGTGGTGGTGGTGGTAGTGGTGGTGGGTGCATTTTAATAATATATGGTGACACATATTCAAATACGGGAACTATAGTTGCAAATGGTGGAGCCGGTGGGTCGAATGGTCCAGGTGGCGGCGGAGTTGGAGGTTCAGGTGGTGCAGGCTCACTTCGTGTTAGAAAAGTACACGTTTAAAAATAAAAAAAGATTTTTGATATATAACAATATTTATAATAGACTATGAAAGACACAATAATAATACATAATATTCACGACAAAGCGAGTAGAGAATTTGTTGCTGCATATGGTAACAGAAACGACGTTACTGTATTAGAAGACGATGGATTAAAAGTTCGTCTAGCATTTCCTTATATCAGCGCATTTCCTACTGTTGTAATACCCACACCATCTTATGAAGATACAGATGAAAATGGGACAGTAACCACAATCGAAGGTAGCATTGAATATTTGAGAGCACCTGAAGATTGGAACAAAGTACAAGAACGAATTGATTATTGGGAAAACAAAGTACCAAATTGGAAACAAACTGATAGCAGATATCAAGCTTAAAAAATATGAATCAACCAACAATTACTTGGAAAGTAACAAACCTAGACTGTTACCCAAAATATGATCAAGAAACCGACGTTGTATTTACTGTACACTGGGACTGTTTAGGCAACATCGTAGTTGGTACGGGCAGTTTGAGTGGCAGTGTATATAACAGTAGATTATACGGTACCACAGGTGTACAATACCACAGTGGTTCATCATTTATACCATATGATCAATTGACTGAGAATGTGGTATTGGGATGGACATTTGATAGTATGGGTAGTGGTAGCAAAGCTAATATTGAAGCGGGTGCTATATCTAGTTTATACAATCAAATAAATCCACCTGTTGTACAACCTCCATTGCCTTGGGTAACAACAGGTTCTATGGGTAATTGACAACAATTAAAATAATAACTATTGAGTAGTAGTGTTCTAGTTATTTAACAAAGTTATAAACATATGGAAGAACAAAAACAAATTAATTTATCAGATCTCACATTAGTTGAATTGAAAGCTTTTGCTTACGACGAAGTTGTTAAGTTAAACTTTTCACAAAACAATTTGAGAATTATCAACCAAGAACTTTCTGCCCGTCAACAACAAGGTGTGGAAAATGCGTCACCAGTAACAACTGCAACAAAACAATAATATAAGTTATATGCAAAAACAAATATCTGATTTTACCGTGGTTGAATTGAAAAGTTTGGCATACGATGAACTTGCAAAAATCGAATTGGCACAAAATAACATTCGACTTTTGAATCAAGAAATCACCAATCGTATACAATCTCAGTCACAACAAACAACTGGTGATTTTACTAGCCCCCCCGTCAGTAATAGTGAAATCATTTAAACGGGATCGCCGTAAATATTAAAGCCCTTGGGTGGTTGAGGTAGTATTTCTTCCTCAATCATCTTAATAGCATACAATTTGCTATCTAGTGGGGCCAATCTATACTCACACTTGATCTTGGTTTCTTTGAAATAAGATTCAAGCGCTTCAGTGATACTTGGATGAATTATTTTGCGGGTATCATTGACAAGAGTCCATCTGTCGCCAGGTGGTACTCTGGTAGCAATTAGTTCATTGTGTTCTGTAATTTTTGTAGCCATATAATTTATTGTGGTTTGACAAAGAATATCTTATGCATTCCAGTAATATAAAAAGTATTTAAATCCATATTCAAGGATTTACATTCCAATTCCCCAGGCCAAAAGCCAGTCCATCTAGCAAATTGTTTATCGTGGTCAACACACTCACATCCTAACTTTTGACCACCACATACACTACATCTTTCAATGTCACACTTTTTCTTGTGTGGTTTGCCAGCAACAACTTTGCAACTAAAACAATTGTCTAGTTCCACTTTCTGACATACTGGAGTTTGTTTCTTTTTCATAATTAACAACAATGACCTTTTTTATCATCCGCAACAAAACTATTCAAATAATAGTTGTTGTGTCTAATATCTCTTAAACCATATAGTTCTCTGTACATACTATACACTATACCATCCAATTCTTTTACTACCATAGGTATACTTTTGGTATTATCTACCCCCCTCATCTTTTCTGTATAATCCTTAATAATAGTATCGATTTGTTCTTGCATTATTTGTTGGGTGTGGTTTTGATAATTTTACCGTCACAATTGTAATAAGCTCTGTAATAATTTGTATATGTGGTGTATACATTATTTGTAGAGGTTTCAATCATACTATAAGTAATATAGTTGTTATTGATAGCATGCACTCTACTACAAGGTGGTAGTGTTTCTAGTGCTTTATTATAACTGTATCTCAACAACATTCCACTGGTGCATCCAGTAGACAACAATGCAATAATCAATAGTTTCTTCATTCTGTTAACTCACGTTCTTCTACTGTATAATTATGACTGTCTTTGAACATATCACGGTATTTTTCAGCATTTTCTTTTTTTAAATATATCTTTTCAATTATCAGATCATTTCCTCTATATGAGGTGATTAGATATAACTTAATCTTCGGTGGTTCTACTGTCATAGCAGTCAATAGAATTGCTGCAAGACCACCCAACATAATTTTATTAAAACGGTTCATAATTACTTAGTTTAGCTTGACATCGTTCCAACTTGTTTTTGTATCTTTGAATTGTGATAAAATCTTCATCCATATGATCATTAGCTTTTACAATCTCACGACCAAATCGTTCCACTTCGTCACATAGATAACGAATATCTTCACACAACTTGGGATCAATTGTGGTATTACAATTTTTTTGTGTAAATTCTCGTAGTCTATCAATTACTATTTTGTTAGTCTTCATTGGTTCTATAAATTACTTTATCAATTGTAATTCCCTTTTTATGTGACTTGGGACCATACATAGCTCCATATTGATTCTTGCTGTTAATATAAGCCATTAAATCTGTTTTAATGGCTTCTGCATCTACATTATCAAAGTTTGGTGGTAGATTTACTGTTAAGTAATATTTTGGATTATTGGTCATACTTTCCTTTTTTATGATCTTCTAAAGAATATTGTTTGTTCAAAACGTGTATATCAAAACATGACCAAGAAGACGGACATATTGGATATTTAGCACACATTGGTGTCATACTATCATAGTATTCTACTGGTTTTTGATCTGACTCTCGTATAATTGGATGATCAACCCACTTAAGATTTCTTAGTGGAAAGAAACTGTCACAGTTATGACAATGACACATTAAATTCAACTTTTCATCACAAGTAAGTGGTTCAGTTTTTAGTTTATCTCCATAAAAATATTCAACTGACTCTGATTTGCCTATTCTAATTGAACCACAACCTGTGGGGTTATGTTTAACATAGTAGTCTTCAAATTTTTCTAATACTATATCATTTGGAATATCCTTTATAATCAATGATTCAAGTTTTTTAATATATTCTTGATCCTCTTCAGATCTTGGAATCAACATTATATGTTTTTCTTGATTCTCTATGATTTCTTGAAGAGTCAACGGTTTCTTATAGTCACTCTTGATATATGGTTGAGACAAATAAGATACAGTATGCATAGCTGTACCAATGTTATTAGCTTTTTTATTTTTTTTATTCATAATTTTTTACCAGTGGTGAATAATATTTGATATAATAAATCCACACGTAATAAAGTTTACCAGAACAATGATAAACCTCAAGAGAAAACTAGCAAGAGCATAATTTACAGGCAACACAGGCACATCAGGCTTGCATTCATCTGTATGACCTACACGGTGGTCAATAGTTCTAGCCAATGTCAAGAAAAATTTATTGGTTGTCATCTTTTGTAAGAATAAAAAATCCACGTATCATTCATATGATCAGAAACCGTACAATTTGTAGATCACCATCAGCATTCTTGGTTTCAAGAATTACATCTGGATGTGGACGGTCACAGCTAAGATATACCTTAGCATTAGGAATATTTAGTTCCCTAACCATCTTTTTTTCCACTACGTTTTTAAGCCAGTCAACAATATCTGCTTTTTTTACATTAGTCATATAATTTAATTTTCCATCCAATTTGTTACATTCTCAGGTCCATTTGATTGTTGGATACCAACATACTTTACCTTGGTCAAATCCATAGGAATTTTGATACGTTTCCAATCCCACAATGATGGAAGATCACTATCATCTGCGCATTCCCATTCAATGTCCAGTACAATTCTAACTGATTTTGTTTTATTCATAAATTTATGATACAACAAAAATGGTTGATGTCAATATTTTTTTGACAATTTATTCTATGACAAACTATTTATTATTGTTATGGGAAGAAAAAAATTAAATAGAACAAAAGATGAACTAC